TCACCAGACCTCGCGATCGAACCACCGCCGCGCCGCGGGCATCTGCTGCAAGCCGCCTGGGATCGCCCGCCAGAAGCTCTTGTCAGCGTGCTCAAAGCCGTTGTTGAGGACATCCTGAATCTGATCGACCTGCGGTCCAAGGAGCGACAGCAGCCACACCCGGTTCCCTTGGTCCACCGCGCGCTCGGCGTCCATCATAAACTGCAAGGGGCCGTAGAACCCAGCGCGTTGCGATAGTTCCCACAGCAGATCCAACCCATCCTTGTCCATGTGCGGGGGCACCTTGCCCCACCACCCGATCTCACGACGAAGCTCATAGCCCAGCAGCGCCAGAGCCAGTGCCGGGACAGCGAGCGTCACCGCAGGCATCAACGCCAACGCCTTGCACGGGCCGACCTCATCACCCCAACGTCGCACGCTCTCGGTCCACACCTGGCGCAGCGCCCGCTCGTAGAACGACCACGCAAACCCCTTGAGATGCGCAAACATCATCATACGCGGATCTGAGGCCCAGGCTGCACGCAACGGCGCGTTCGGACGCAGCACCGAGTCATCGATGAACTGGTTGAGCGCCGCATTGACGGCGGCGTGCCCTCGGTCTCCAACAGGCTTTCCTGCCGCCTCCCACGCCAACACCTGCTCAGGGGTCACCCCCAGAACACGCAGACGCTGACGGCTCAGCTCCGAGTGCTGAGCGCCATGCGCGTGGTCGACGAGGAAACCCTTCCCGGTATGCAGCGCCATGACGCGCGTCATGTTCGTCCAACGGTGCATCTGGATCACCCGGAAGAATGCCTCGTTGATCCGTTGCGGCGCCCCGCCCATATACATCCCGCCGAGCTGATCGTTCACGATCGCCTCGGTCATGTCCGAGCGCAACGCACCCAGCGCCTTGAGCTCAGCCTTGGCCTCCTCGATACCCCGCGCCCGGATCATCGCCCGCAGACCATTCCATGTGGAACGCACGTCACTGCGGTTGAGGATCAGCGCTGGGTCCACGAGCGAGCTGAACAGCGTGAAGCCCAGCAGCCGGACGTTCTGATACGTCACGGCCCACGACGAGAGTGTCCGCCAGCCCTGGTTGCCATCCAGCCCAAGCTGCCCGAACAGCGCCGGGATCGCCTGCTCGGCGGCGAACTTGAACTCCGCCTCCGACAGCTCCCCGCTGTGCCGCGCCCGAGCGAGTGCCACATTGAGCTTGCTGATCGGGTCCATGCGCCGCTCCACGGTCCCGTCGCGCTTGTGGACCTCAACCTCGGCGCCAAACATCTTCTGCGTCACGCCGCGCTTGACGGCGGCTGTGGCGTACCGGTGCAGCGTCCCGCCGATGTCGTCGACCTGCCAGTCACGCAGCACGCGATGGATGTCCGGGCTCCAACGCCGTGACCGCCCCCACTCGAAACCCGGCGTGACGATCTTGGAGGTCTCACTCACGATCTGCCCATTGAGCAATTCGATGATCGATCCGTCGCTGTTCAGGGTGTCTTCCCAGACAGCCTCGGCTTCCGCCCAGTCCATGCCAAGCTCTCGGCGCAACGTCTGGATGATCAAGTCTTTGTCACGCTGGAACCGCACCATGTCGACCACGACCGGCCAGTAATCGGCGCGCTTCTGGATGTCGAGCCCGTACTCCGCGTTCAGGAACTGGCGCGTCTTCTCCAGCGCCTCGCGCAACCCCTTGACCGTCGCGCGCGTCTGCGGGTCCGGGATCGAGTTCAGTGGCGTCTCGCGGATGAGCGCCTGCTGCACAGCGTCGTACAGGGGCGAGCGCTCCAGCCCCGGATCGGACTCCAGGAGCGTGTTCACGAGTCCCGGCGCTCGGCGCAAGGGGCCAAGCGCAGGCTCCAGGATCGTGTTCCAGACATGGGCGAAGTCCTGTCGGTTGGCCGTCTCCCACGGCGCCCCACGCCCCAGGTTGTTGCCCCGCGCATCCGTGCGCCGGTAGAAGTGCGCGCCCATCTCCTTCATGATCGGTCCGCGCGCGTCGAACCAGGAGGCCAGCGTTTGGAACGTGTTGCGTGACAGCCATCCACCGAAATCGACGATCGACGCCTTGGTCGGCGAGCCATTCCAGTCGTCCAGCGCCGTGTCGATCGCCTCCCGCAGCCGGTCAAGGCGACGGCGCTGGAGGAAGCTCAGGTCGTGCTGACCGGGTCGCTCCCCCGGCGCCATGTTGTGAAACGGCGCGTCATCCTGACGACGTTGCGCCAGGAATGGAGAGCGGCCACTCGACGCCAGGGACTCCGCCACCTGATTCTGGAGTCTGGAGCCCCGGTACTCGCCCTGAGCCCCGTAGTACCCGTTGACCGCCTCAAGGAACTGGCGGAAGGTCTCATCGAGCTGAGTCTGGGCGCGCAGCACCCGCCACGCGGCGCGAAGCGCGTCGACCACGTCCTGGAAGAACTGCGCCAGGGCTGACTCATGTTGCGGCGCCTGGCGGGCGGCATAGGCCACAGTCTGATCCGCGAACCACTCCGCGAACTGTTCCGAGCGCACGACGTTCTCCGGCATCCCCTCGAACGGTCTGTCAGCCTGGAACGCCCGCGCCAGTGCCTCGCGCACCTCGGGGCTCATCCGGTCGAGGTAGACCTGCTGGATGATGTGCCCGATCTCGTGGGCGATCGAGCGCACCGTCTCTTGAAGCGACTTCCCGCCCCGGATGGTGTCGTTCAGCACCACGATCGGCTGCCGCAGCGACGGCGTGGCGTAGCCGTTGTTGTAGATGACACGGGCCGGATTGGGCATGTGGCGCGTGTCCAGCAACAAGCGGTAGGTGTGGCGTGCTTCCGCGAGGTCTTGCTCGCGCTCAGCCAGCATCCGTTTCAGCCGCGCGCGATCCGAAGGCTTCAGATGCGGCTCGCTCAGTCCGACCTTGATCGCCTCAATCGCGGCGCTGAGCTCTTGCCCCAGCGCCTCGATCTGACCCAGCACGGTCTCCAGCGACGCCTGATCGACTGTCGTCACCTGGACGTCGGTTGCCGAGTCCTGGCGCAAGGCCGTCGCGCGCAGCACTTGATCCAGGATCGCCGAAACGCGATGGCCCGCCCGATGCTCGACCCTCGTCTCGCCAGTTAGCTTCGGCGTGACCGTGATCTCGACACCGCGCTCGGGGGCTTGGCGCTCGGCGCCACGCGCCGCGCGCTGGCCTTCATGCGCTGAGCGGCGTGCTTGCCGCTCCTCGGTCTCAAGCCCCGGCTCATAGGTGCCGCGCTCCAGGGCGGTCTCGACGGTCTGGTCTTCGTTCTCAACCGCCCGACCCTCAGCTTCGCGCAGTTCCCGATACGAGCGCTCGCGCGCCGCGAGATCCCGCAACGCCTGACGTGCAGCGTTGATCTGGCGCTCAGCTTGGGTCACGGCGCGATGCGCTTGCACAGCCTCACGCCGGGACGCCTTCGCCCGCGCCTCACGCGCCTGAACCAGCTCAGCTTCAGCCGTCTTGAGAGCGTCCTCAGCCGCGCGCCACTCAGCCAGCGAGACGCGCTCGCGGTCAGCGCTGCGCGCCAAGTCCCGAGAGTCGAGATCCTTGATCGCCTCGGTCGGAAGCATCTCCCGCGTCTGAAGTTCGGCGCGCAGTTCTTGCGCCAAGACGTTGTGCAGCTTAGAGCGGTCGCGATGCGGTCGAATCTGCTCCATCAGCGCTCGGCGCGCCTCGTGCAGACGCTTCAGCCGCCCTCGGGTCGGTCCATCGAGCGTCCGCTTTCGATAGAGCGCCGCCACTCGATCACCCAGATCACGCATCCGCGCGTTGTACTCATGGCCGCGCTTCTCCTGAATCATCTGTTCGCGCTGAACCTCCAGCGCCGCCCGTTCCTGGTCGATCCGGGTCAGCTCGCGCCGCGCCTGCGCCGGGAGCTTGGCGCCCTGCTGCTCGGCCTGGATCTCAGCCCACAACACCTGGATCTCAGCCTCCAGCGCTCCGGCGTGGTAGAGGTAGTCGTCCAGCGCCTCGCTCGCGGCGCGTTGCGCGTCGACGTAGCTCTGATAGAGCACCGCCTGATCGTTGAGGTTGGTCAGCAGATCCCGCAGCGTAGTCGTCGCCCCGTCCTTCTGCTCGATCACCAGGTCGCCCGACAACACGCCCTTGAACGAGGTGCCCAGAAGCTCGGTCAGCGTGGTCAGCCCCTCGAAGAAGTCGCGCAGATACGCCTGCTCGACCGTCTCGTCGGCCAGCACATGCTGGTCACTGCGCAACTGCCGTCCGAGACGGCGAATGCCGACCGTGTTGACCGCGACCTGCGTGTGGCTGACGCCCGGTAGGTCACCCACCGGCAACATCGCCTTGTTCCTCGGACTGTTGGCACCGGACGTGAAAATCTCCGCGAGCTTCTGCAACGCCGCTTGCGGGTTGTCGCTCAGCACGGTCTGGTCGGGCTCGACCAGCCCTTCCAGGCGCACGTCGATCATCGACCATCCATCCGTGTTGACTAGATCCCAGGTGAAGTCATCCAGCGCGACCGTCTGGCGCTCAGCGCCGCGCGCCAGGGACACTTGAACCTTGAGCCCGGCCTCTGCCGTGACCGTCTGGAGCAGACGCCCGATCAGTACCACCACACCGGCGTCGGCCATCAAGCCATCGGCCTTCACACCGTCCGGCTTGACGTTGACCACCAGCGACACGGGCTTCGGCGGGTATGTCCCCTCCATGTACGCCCGCTCGATCTCGGCACGCTCGCGCGACAGGCGTTCCTCGAACGTCTCGTCCTGTGCGGCATGGGCCTCGTTCTCCAGCACGGCGGCTTCCGTGTCCTGATGCTCGCGCAGCAGTTCCTCGAACGTGGCCTCGAAGCCCGCGATCTCAGCAGCGAGGCTGTCCGCCCCCGCTGCCGCCGTCGGTGCCTCTTCCAAGCTCGGCGGCTGAGCCGCGTCCTGGCGCTTCGGTGTCTGAACCTGGAGCGTGCGCGCGTGGGTCGCCTGCGGGGGCTCAAGCCCGGCGCGGGCGTACCCGGCATTGCGTGCGGCCTCCAGCAACCGGCTGTAGGCGTTGACCGACTTCGGGTCGATCATGTACTCCCGAAACGCCCCGTCGAGGTCTTGGGCGAGCACCTCAATCAAGGCGCGGGGATCTTCGATCTGGCCGCTACGCGCGAGCTCAGCGAGCGGGTCTACCGCCTCGGTCTCCGTGCTTGGCGCTTGGGGCTCGGTGTCGGCCTTCGGCGTCCAGATGCCCGTCTCTTGGGGATCTTCGTACCCGCGCGAAGCCAGGTACGCTGCCAGGTCGCGCTCACCCGTGTTGTACGGGCGCTCACGATCCGCCTTCGGGTCCGCGATGATCGTCGCCTTGGCATCGATTGCCGCATCGATCTCGGGCTGGATCTCACTGAACGGAACGGGCGTACGCGCCGGGTGGTTGCCGTTGATCGACACGAACACCTTGGCGCCTTGCGGGTACTGTCGCTGGTTGACGCGCTCGGGGGCGACGCCTGCCCAGTCCTTCTGGTACGCCGCCGTCGAGGAACCCTCCGCGCCCTTGCCGATGAAGTGCGTGGCCTGATCCGACTTGGCCGCATCCTTGTCACGGAACGCCGGATGTCCCGACAGTGTCGGCTGGGGTTGCGTCAGCCCCAGCGCCTCGTGCTCAGACTTGGTGCTCGGCGCTTGCTTCTGGCCCTCGCGCCACATCTGGCGGGCTTGCGCCAGCGCCTCCTCCATCACGTCCACGGGCTCGCGACCGGCCTGAAGTCCCTCGGCCATCAGCGCCTCGATCGGCGCCCAGCGCTGGCCCAGCTTCGCGCGTGCGGCCTCTAACCGGCTCTGGAGCGCCTTGATCCGCTGCACCGGGCTATCGCGCTGAGCGCTCGGCGCTCCTTCCGGTTGCCGTTGCTCAGCCACCGGCTCGGCGGACTCAGCCACGGGCTGTCCGTTGTCAGTGGCTCGGTTCTCAGTTCCCAGCGCTTGGGCGGCGTGCTCCTCCTGGAGCTTCTGCCAGGCGCGGATGAAATTGGTCTCGCCATACGCCGCCTTGACCTCCGTTTTCTGCTCGGGCGTGAGTTTCCTGGCTACCGTACTCGGCTTCAGATTGACCCCGACCGCCGTGATGTGTGCCAGTCGCTCCAGGCGCCTTGGCTCCAACACCGCTTGTTCTGCGCTGTGATCCGTTGCCGTCACTCCAGGCGTTGCGGCTTGATCTCCTGGCTCTCGGTTCTCGGCGGTCGCGGATGGTGCAACTCCTTCGCTCTCGTTCGGGGCATGGGTTATCTCGGCGGGCGTTGGCCCTTGCCCTTCTTCTTGCAAGCCATCGGTCGTCTCCGGTGGTGAGTTTGGGGGAGTGAGTGCTTGGTTCTCAGCGCTCGGTGCCTCGTTCGAGGTCTCCTCCACCACGATACGGCCGTCTGCGGGCTCGGGATTGAGTGCCGAGTCCTCAGAAGCCGCCCGATGTGCCGCACGCGACTGCTCGACGAAGGTGTCCCATTCTGGGTCACCGGTCGGTGCGTCCTCGCCTCGTAGCGCCTTGAGGTAGCGCTCAGCCTCCGCGATCTCGGCGCGAATCGCTGAACGGGCCTCCCCGTTGTACTGCGTCTCGCGCGCCTTCTGGTTGGCAATGAACTGCCCCAGCTCCTCAGCGGTCGCTTCCGGGATCGCCTCCATGATCTGGGTGTGAACCGACTCAGACGACGCCCCATCCCGACTGGCCCGATTCGCCGTCAACTCGGTCAGACGACGGTTCTGGTCGACCGGCCCGAACAGTTGCGCCTCGGCAGCGATCCGCTCCTCCTGCTGGCGAATGATGTCCTCCAGCGTGCGGACTTCCTTTGTCGACGCCTCCGGGGAGAACTGGCGGATGTAGTTGAGGGCGTTGCGTGCCTCGCTGATCGCTCGGGTCCGAGCCTCGTACAGCGCCACGCGCTCGCCTTCCGTCGCCGAGCCCCTCTCGGCGAACTTGCGGTGCATCCCGGTGGCCGCGACCCGGTGGTTGTTCATGATCCTGGTGCGTTCGCCGAACGCGGCCTCGTCCCAACCCTCGGCCTTCCGGTATTCAGCCACCGGCCGTACGTTGTCCTGCGGGTAGGCTTGCCGGTAGGTCTCATCCTCCGTGACCTCGCGCGTGGGTTGCTCGCCCGTCACCTGCGTCTCGGCGCGTGCGACCTGTGCCTCTCGCCACTGCTGGATTGCGGTCTCGGCCTGAGCCTCGGTCATCTCCGGGGTGACACCCGCTTGCCGCGCCATGTCACGCGCACTCAGATGCCGCGCAGAGTCCGTAGTCGTGGTGATCGAAGCGCTGACCGCGCTACCGGCGATACCACCTTTGATTGCCGCTTCACGGACGCGCTTGATGTTCTCTTCGCTGAAGAGCTCGAAGCTCGGGTCTTCATACGCCCGTGCTGTCAGTAGGATCAGCTCCTGAAGCGCTTCGGTCGGCGCCTCGACGGCCGCCCCGATCGCTGCGCCCTTACCCAGCCCCTTGGCCGCTTCCTTCCAGAGCTTCGCCCCCGACGCTTCCAGGATCTGGAGCGCCGCCGTCTTCGACGAAGTCCTGAGCAACGGGGCGGCCATCGCCGACAACCCGATCGCATCCAGCGCCGCCATCGGGATACCGGCCACCAGCGCCGTGCCCGAAGCATCGATCCCAGCCTCCAGGAGCTCCTTCTGGACCTCACCGGCGTTCAGCCCGTAGCTCGCCGCCCCTGAACCCAGCGCGAAGCGCATGGCCGCTTTGCCCGCGGCTTGGCGCGCCGCCAAACCAGCGGCGGCCACACCTGGCGCCGCCGTGCCGCCCGAAGCCGCCACAGCCAGGCCCGCGCCCAACGACACACCCATGTTCGGGAGGTTCTCGACGATGGCTTCGAGCGCATAGGTACCGACGTTGTCCCAGGTCACAGCATCCCAATCGGCTACCTTCGCCGGATTGACCGCCGCCTCCATCATGTTGCGCTCCAGGCCGTGCCGGGCATCTTCCGCCCAGCCCTCGGCACCGAGCTGGTCGCCCACAGCGTTGCCGAAGGCGTAGAGCATCGCCTGCATGTTGTCGACGCCACGATCCCAGGAGCGCTTGACCGTGCCGCCCGGCATCCCGCCCGACCGGATGTTGCCCGCCAAATCAAACTCAGCCGGAGTGGACAGCGCCTCCTCGCGTCGCGCCGCCAGCTCCCGCTCCTGGTCGGTCATCATCTCGGGCAGGGCGTTGCGCCGGAAGAACCCGGCGAGCTCCTGATCCATCTCCGACTGCGTGCTCCACTGCGTTGGCGAGGCCAGCCCGTTGCGGATCATGTACTCGCTGTGCTCCTCGCCGTCGGCGCGGATCATCCGTCCCATCGAGCGCGTTCCCGTCGCGTCCCGGCCACCCACGGGGATGATCGTCGCGCCCTGCTCCAACGCCGAGCGCGTCTCCTCGGTGGCCAGATCCGCCCCCGGTTGCCCACGCTGGCCACGCCAGGGCTTGCGCGTCTCCGGGGCGTCGAACCCGACCAGACGGACGCGCTCGTCCCGGCCCTGCTCGCGCACCGTATCGGCGTCGATGGCGAAGAATCGCTGAAGGTCATCATTGAGCATGGCGGCGTCCGGTCTGTTGGGCGAGGACGTGTTCGTAGCGCGAGGGAGTCAACTCCACCCCTTGCTCCTTGGCCTGCTCGATGTGCTGGAGCAGATCCGACACCTTGAACCCGTAGCGCATGGCCATCTGGATCATCTGCGCCGACTCTGCCGGGGTCACACCCGCGCGCTCCTGGACCGTGCCGAGCCCGATCATGAGGTGAAGCTGCGTTTCCTCGCTGATGTTCTCGCCGCCGACGATCGACTGCATCGGTTTGACCAGTCGGTCGACAACCTCACCTGCCTCCGTCTCCGTCAGGCCCAGGGCGCCCGCGGCCATCCCCACCGAGTAGGAGCGGAACGTCGGGCCGCGCCCGATAAGGGGCTTCATCTTCTCCTGCACCGCTTCCGTCGTGCGCTTGGCGTGATGCATGACCGTCGAGAGATTCTTCTGGGTCGGCTCGATCCCACGCGCGTCCATCGTGATCGCCATCATGGCGCCAACTTGCGGCGTGAAATCGTCACCGAAGGCGTGCTTGCCGACCTGCTCGATCGTCTTCATCCGCTGCTGAGCCAGTTTGTACTGCTGCTCCTCCAGCTTCAGGCGAGTTTCGGCCTGCTCTGCCGCCGTCATCGGCGTCTCCGTCGCCGCACGCTCCCAGAGCGAGCGACCGTTGTAAGGGTCGACCGCGGCACCCCCGCCCTTGGAATCACGCAGATACTGCGGCTCGGCCAAGCGCCCGGTGTTGGCGTAGCGCTCAGCGTCCTTAACGCTCACCTCGTTGGGGAAGTGCGTGGCCATACGGATGGCCGCATCCAACCCTCGGGGGCTCCCCTGTCGGGATGCGCCCACAGCGCGTGAGTTGCCACGTTCCGGCGAACCGCCGCCTGCTTGACCGAGGATCGTGCGGACGTAATTCTGGGTCTCGCGGAAGTTCGGAATCCCACCGGCCTTGTCGACCGCCCCGGCTCCGGCGTTGTACGCGGCCAGAGCCAGCGGGACATTCCCATCGTAGCGAGCCAGCATCGCTTTGAGATAGTCGGCGCTGAAGCGCAGGTTCTCCTCCGGCGTGTTGTTGCGCACCGGCGTCACACCAAAACCCGGCTGTCTGGCCGTCTCAGGCATGATCTGGCCCAAGCCCCACGCGCCTTTGTTGGATCGCGCCGTCGGGTTCCAGCCCGACTCCTGCTGGACGAGACTCAGGAACAGCTCTGGCGGCAGCCCGGCGCGGGTGGCGTGATAGACCGCCGCCCCTTGCGCGTCCTCCTTGGTGCGAATCGCCGACCCCGGCTTCCAGTCCAGGTTCGGGGACCACGCCCCGGAGACCGGCGCTTGGCGCTGGGGCTCGGCGCTTGGCTCCGAGCCCAAGGCGCTGCGAGACCCCCGCCCGGAGCGAACCCCTTGACGCTCACGGGGAACCACCTCCTCGGGCATGGGGGTCGGTGCGGCCTCCCGCAGCGAGCGCCCCGTGCGAGTGCCTTGGCGCTCACGGGGGACTACGTCATCAGGCATGTGGACCGGCGCGGCCTCCCGCAGCGAACGCCCAGTACGAGTGCCCTGCCGCTCCTCGGGCACCACACTCTCCGGCACGGAGCGCTCAGAAACCGCCGGAGCGTTCTGCAAGACACTGAAGTCCAGGGCGCTTGGATCTTCCGCCACGTCCGGGGCATCCGGGCGCTCGCCGCCAAGCCCTTGGGGCTGAGCACGGGTGCTGGGGACGTAGGACACCGAGGCATGTGACTCCGCCCCGAGCATCCCTTCGATCAGTCCCCGGCGCCCCCGATACAGGCGTCCTTGGTTGTCGATGTCGGCGAACTTCGCGCTTCGGCCCCGCAAATGGTCGAGCATTCCGGAAAAGGCTTGCTCAGGCGTGAACAGCACCACCGGGTCGCTACCCTCAGAGCTTCGCCCTTGGGTCGCGGGACCACGGCTCTTGACCTCACCAGTCTTAGGATCGAACACCACCAAGTCCAACGCCAGACGTCCATCCTGCGTCGGCGTAAGTCCCTCGACCCGGATCAGGTTGCCGTTGGCGTCGCGGATGTCCTCGAACCCGTAGTCGTTGAGCAAATCCACCCACTGAGTCCGCAACTGCTCATCACCAAGCAACTGCTCCATCGGGCGAGGCGCACCGAGGTCGTCGTAGTACAACGTCTCAGCGCGTCGTGCGAGGGAGTCGTGATACTCCTGACCGCCCAGCTTGTACGCCTCCCGAGCCTCGCGCAGCGTCTGCTCAGCCAGCGAGTCATTGCCCTTCTTGCGCAGAAGCTCGGCCCGGCGCTGGGCGCGGGCATACTCGACCTCATAGGAGGGCGGCGCGCTGCTGTAGGTCTTGTCGCCGAACTGATAGCGCTTGACGTACTCCTTGCCCGAAGCTGCCTCCCCGCCCAACCCTGTGGCGACCTCCGGCGCCTCGATCTCGATGACCTCAAGGTCACTGAGGGCTTCGAGATCCTTATTGGCGCGACGATCAATAAAGTTCTGGGCGAGCAGGTCTCCGATCTGAGCGCCGCGCGCAAAGCCTGCCGAAAAACTCATGCGGGTACCTCTGTCAACTCAAGACCCAACTGGTCGTAGTAAACCGCCTGGTACCCAGAAGGCAGAGTAACAACCGCCTCGGGGAAGCGCTTGGCGACCTCATCGGCCATAACACCAAGCCACCGACGCCGGGGATCGAACCGGTAAACAAACGTGTAGAGACCCAAGCCCAAGTGGGCCAGGAACCCGACCAACCGGATCTGCGTTTTGAGGCGGCGGTCAGACTTCGTTGCTGCCCCCAACCCAGCCCCCACGATCGTGCCCCACATATCTGCGTTGCTGCTGACCGAGTTGTTGTAGACACTCGTCTGCGAGTTCAGGATGCTCGACAGCCCGCTCATTTGCAGGCTTTGCCCGGCCTGAATCGTGCTGGCCCCGCTACTCAACCCGGCCATGTAGTTGTTACCCGCCGTCGACGCATTCGCCCCGGCTGAGTTACCCGCATTGATGGCCACCGAATACGCTCCCGTAGACGCCCCGGTCAGCCCGCGTCCCAAGCTCGTGGCATCCAGCAGCCGCGCGTAGCCCGTCGATTCGGCCTGCGAGCGCGCGTTCGTCATGGCGTTGGCTCGTTGCGCCGCCAATGCCAGCGTGGACTGGTTCCGCTGCCCGGCAAACCGCCCGGAGTTCGGGTTGACCCCCATCGCCGCCATCGAGCGGTTGTTGGCCTGCTGCGTGACCGCGTATGCCTTTGCGGCATCCACCGCCGCCTGCCGCGCCTGCTCCTCCTTGTAGGCGTCCGAATTGAACGACTCCGCCTGCGCCAGGAGCCGCTGCTCCACCGGCTGATAGGAGTTCTTCCAGTAGTTGTAGTAGTCCGTGCCCTGCTTGTTGGTCTGGTTTTGCGTGTCGACCAACGACGCGGTGATCTGCTCGTAGAGCGGCTTCAGTTCTTCATACTGCGACCGGGACAGCTCGACTTGCTCCATCCCTAGTTCGTAACTCAACAGCGCGGATTTCTCCGACGCGCTGGCCAAAGAGGTGTAATCAGGGGCTTCCGAGGAACTCTTACCCATTGCATTGCTCCCGAGGCTTGATCCACCGACAGGTGTCTTTCCACATCACCAACATGACGACGTCCACGCCGTTGCCCTTCGGGATCACGAACTCAGGGGCGAACCCCAGGTGCTGATCGAAGCGCAAGGCATCCGCGTTGTCAGCGTCGACCAGAGCGGTCACCCGCTCCAGGCCGAGCTGGTTGAAGGCGTAATCGAAGAACCCGTACAGCAAACAACGCTTAAGCGCGTACCGGCCCTCGAAGGCTACATGCGCGTTGGCGTTGGTATCGGTGATGTTGTTGAGGATGCACCCAGCCACCAGAGGGCCACCGGGGCTCTCGCGCAACCCAAGTGCGGCGAATGACCCCCAATCGCCCGACAACAGGCCCACACGCTGCGCCACCCACGGACCAACGACGTGGCGGTCGATCTCAAGGCGTGGGTCGTCGACAGCCGGAGGGACCGGCTCATGCGTTACGAGCGTGGAATACACCGTGTCGGAGATCGCCGTCTCGTAGCCGTGAACGATCCCGACGATCAGTTCGGGGGTCAGAACGCTGCCCGCGTTACGGGCGAGAATCTGATGAAGGGGGGTCATAGCAGGAAGCCGACTCCGCAACAGCGCGTTGAAAATCATCCCCGATTCTAAAGGTCTGATTTTGGGTCTGTGCGCTATCAGCCGGAGTCGTCACGGCGGCGTCGGCCACTCGATATGCTCAGGAAAACCAGGCTGGGCCGGGACGTCGCGCAGTGCCTGCCGGTAACGCTGCCACTCGTTTCTGGCCACGCCCGGAGCGTCCGAGAGTTGAGTCCAATCAGACGCTTTGAGTCGACGATCTCGCTCAAGGCGAGCAAGGAATGTCGCCCGCTCTGAAGGGATCTTCCAGGTGTCCGCCTGGAAGTCGAACTCATGGTGCATGGACGGGCGCGGTGGAAGGGTTTCGACCTGCAACACGCCCTCGCGCACAACAACCCGATCAGTCACCGGATCGGCGCGCACGCCAGCCACCAAGGTTTGCCCCTCCCCCGTGGTGGGGAGCGCGCCATCCGTCTCGCCGGACATCACGACTCGCCCGGTCAGAGTTTCGTACACCGTGAACAAGGTACTCATCGCTTGAACGCAATCGCTGTAATCGAGGCCGCGCCCAGCGTTACGCCAGGATCAAGCCCGCCGCCCGTGCGCCCCCAAATGAACGCCCCGACGGCGGCGTTCCAGGGGGAACTGACCGACGGCGAGAAGATGCCCGCCGCCGTCAGCGTGACGGCGGTACCTACATCAAACGAGGCGCCAACCTCATGGTACCCGGTCATCGAACCCACGCTGAGATTCATGTGCGCTTCCGTCATCACGGGGCTGTAGTTGAAGACGTTCGCCGTGGCGATGACCAAGACCTGCGTCCCCGGCTCCGACAACGGGAGTGAAAGCGAAGGCATCCACCCATTCGCCGACGCCCCCGCGACGTTCGTGACGGCGTTCGACAGCAGATTGGCGCTGCCGACCTTCAACTGATCGATGTAAACGACCCCACCTTGCACCCGAAACGGTGTGACCGCCTGCCCATTGACGATGTCGCGGATCTTGAACTGATTGCCTGCCAGGTTGAACTCGACCTGGCCATCGCCCCGGAGCATCCAACCCTGCACCCCGGATTGGTAGTTCGTCGAGCGCAGCTCCGTGTCGACCGCGATGCTCCCCGACGTGATCTTGCCCGCCCATAGGCTCTGGATCTTCGCTGAGGTAATCGCCGCATCCCCGATCTTCGCTGAGGTGATCGAGCCGTTGCGGATAAACGCCTCGCGCATGTAGACGCCCGCAGGCACGGTTTCCCCATTGATGATCGACGTCGACGTCGATACGATGAACGGGTACTGCGCCGTATGCGTGCCGCCGCGCGAGGGGCTGCCGATAGCGAACATATCCGCGTTGACGACGAAATGGCTGACGGCCTGACCGTTGATGATCTGCGACGACAGCCCAAACCCGGAGATGTATCCGCTGTGGTCGATCTTCAGGCCGATCAGCCCGGTCGTCGTCCCATCGGCTCCCACCGAAGCGCGCATGAGTTGCTCGATCGAGAGCGTGTTCCCGCCGCTCGACACCGAGACCTGGCGCACAGCCTCAGCCAGCGGTCGGACAAGCCAGGTGCCGCCTGCGGCTTCACAAACCTCGCGCGTGGTGTGGCCTGCCAGCGTGCAGTAACCCACCATCGCCTGATCGAGCTGCCGGACCATCGCCTCCTGGTCTTCCAGGGTGGCGGTCAGCCCCGTGATCTGGTTGGTCAGCGCCTGATCAGCCGACACATACGCCTCGCGCACGCTGGTGATCTCGGCGTGCGCCTTCGCCAATCCGGTATCCGGGTCATTGATTGTGGCCGTGAGCTGCGCGGTCTGACGGGCGTTCACTGATCCGGAGGTGACGGAGATGTCGTTCAGGTCGGCGATTGACCCCTCATTGGTCCCCACCCGCCCGGTGAGCGCCGTGAGGTCCGTGACTACCGCTCCGATCTCATCGACCCGCGCCTCACGCTCATCCATGATCAGCCCTTCGATCCGACCTGTCTCGGTCTCGACCGTGGCGCCGATCTCCTGGATCTGGGTGGCCAGGGCCGCATCCTCTTCCGCTCGTGCGGTCTCCTCGCGCGTAATGCGCGCGTGGGATTCGGCCAGCCCGGTCTCCTCATCGTAGATCGCCGCCTCGATCCCGTACAGTGTGCGCGCCGTGACCGACCCGGAGTCCTCGGTCACCGTGTTGAGCTGCATGATCGCCGCCGAGTTGAGATCCCCTGCCACCTTCAGCGCTCGAAGCGAGGTGTAACCACCCTGCCCGCCGATCGTGATATCGGTCCCGCCGTCGACCAGCTCGCGAATCGTGGCGTTCACCTCCGCATTGAGAAGCGAGAAGCGCTCCTCCAGCGCCGCCGTCATCGCTCTGATTCGCGTCTCCGGGAGCTGGATCAGATCGATGCGTTCGTTGAGATACCGGACAATCTCACTGTCGGCGATCCGCTCTTCCAGCAGATCGATGAGCTTGTCGATGTCGACATCAAGCCAGCCCTCGTCCCCTTCATCCGGGTCTTTTCCGAACGCCCGCCCGACGATGCGGGCCACGTCGCTCCTGGTGGCAAAGCCCCCATCGAACGCCTCGCGAACCCGATCGACGAACAGACGCAGATCACGGGGAATATCGCTGGTGACGGTAGGCAGACTGGACTTAGACACTGGCAATCTCCGACATCGCCTGCGCAATCGCGACGTTGAAAATCTCCACCGGGACCGTCAGCTCGAACTGCCACGCCCGCGCCTGCACAGCCGGAAGGCGGAACGGATCACGACCGGTAACAGCGTGCTCCAGAATCGTTTGCCCTCCGGCGAAGACCGTGCAGATGATCGGCGGGTCCGGGGGCGGTCCTTCCGCTTCGACCTGGGCGCAGGAGAATCCGGTGATCTGCGGGAAGGTGAACAACTTGGACCGCCACACGCCCGTCACCGGATCGCCCTCGCCCCAAGCACGAATAGCCGCGCCCGCCACGGTGTATAAGCGGTCGGCCTGAAGGTCGGCATACGCCGCCGACACACCGTCTCGCCGATGGAAATAGAGCTGCCCCTCACGGGTGTCGAACACAAAGCCGCCAGGACGATCTCCGTACAGTGCGATGTACTTCCCATCATGGCTGTAGGCGTGCAGCGCCTCGGGATTCAGCGCCCGCCACTGCTCGCGCGTCAGGAGCGCCCCCGTCACCAGCTCCGAACCGCTCGGCGACAGGCGCATGAGTCCGTCCGGGCTGGCGTAGAACACCGACCCGTTCATGGAGACGATTGAGCGCTTGGAGACACACGCCTGCTCCAGGTCCGACTTGACCGCCACCAGCACATCCGGGTGACTGCCCTGGATGATGTACGGGACGCCCGTGGTCAGGACCGCGAGCGTCGTATCCATGCGACCAAGGCCCACCACTGGGTAGTCGATGGTCTGCTGGTAGTTCTCAGGCCAGGCGTGCGGATGGTAAGGCTCGCAGAAATGCAGGTCGCGCCCGGTGAACCCCGCCATCATGCCGTTAGGGAGGTTGATCAGCCCCTGAAGATCGTCCGGGGGCGGCGTCCAAGTCATCGACGGCATCTCCTCACCCAACCCGTCCGCTGTGACGCCATCCACGAGACTCGTCGTACTGACGCTCTCCTCCCCAACGAACAAGTAGGCGCCGTTGACCGACCGGTACAGGCGCCAGTGCGTCACCTGCGCCTCGGACGGGCCGGACGGAAGGCTGACCGATACGGCTTGCTTCGGATAGACGTCAACCGACTCACTCGGCGGCGAAGGGGCCGATTCCCGCTCCCAATCGTCGACTTTGGACACCCAGGTGTAGGCGTAGACCCGTGTCTCCTTGGAAAGCACGTCCAAGGTCCGGCCAGTCGCCAGCAGAACATTGGCGGTGGTGGTCTTGTACCGCACATCCAGCGTGACTCGGCTATGCGGGTGCCCTGGAGGAGGCGCCATGTACCCAATAGCCGCGGTCTTGATGACCACGCTGGTGCCATTGGTGACCGCGACCAGATGCGGTTCGTCGTTGAACACCGCCGCCACCGCCGCAGGCGTCGTGCTGCTGACCTGGATCGTGGTGTAGGTCGCGCCCTCATCCAACGAATACTGGATGTCGTCCTCGCTATTGAGCAACGACAGATCCGTGCTGTTCAGCGTGACTTCAGCGTAGTGCGGGTCATTACCGTGCGCGTCGAAGGTGAGATTGTGGTTTCGGTTCTCCTGCCAGAAGGCCAGCCCCAGATGCGCCCCCTCCCCGATGTGCGGGTGGAACGTCTCGACATACACGTCGCTCCCATCCATCCCCGCCACCAGGAATCCGGTCGCATTGAGCATGTCGACGAGGATCTGCGCGTTGAACGCCCCGCGCGGAAAGTGATGCACGACTTCAGGTACAGGGTCGTTGCGGTGGATGTGCAGGAACACCCGTCCTCCCTTGTCGGCGACCCACCCGGCGATTGTGCTGACGTGCGCCTGATAGATCCGCAAACGTGGGGGCCAGGCATCCTGCCCCTGCCCGGACTTGCGTGTATAGTCGTCCTCGGCGTACTTGATGTGGATCGACACATCCCGTCCGGCCTCCGAGGTCTTGACCACCACGTTGCCGCCGACGACTTCCGCCGTCAGACCCGCCACCCCGTTCAACGCATCGGCCACCGAAGACGCGGTGATCTCGCCCGTGAGGGCTACGTCATGGGTGAACGTCTGCCCGCCGTCCAGGCTGACTTTGAGACCAAAACGGTTCGTAAATGAGCTGATCTCCCCCAAAGTGATCGTCAACGTCGCCGGTTCGGTCTCGTAGGCGTACTCCTGCTCGGTCGCTCCCGGTGCCTGGCTCGGCGGCTGGACCCCGAGCGGGATCGACTGCGCGGGCGGGCCACCGGAGTTCGGGGCCAGGTTCTTGTTGGTCGCCTTGGGCGCCCCGTCCCCGGTGTAGAACGTCCACTCATGCTCGTCGCCCGCAATCTGCGAGCGCACCACATCGACCTCATGCTCCCAGGCGAACCACTGGGGCGCGGCACTCAGGTCATTCTGGCGGAATCGATAGAGTGTCTTCGCTCCCGCGATGGCCGAAGCAACCGCAGGCCCGAGCGCTCGCAACGGCTTAAGCGACGTCCCCGCCGCTTCGACGTCCTCGGCGACCTGCGCCATATCCTCGGGCAGGAACCGAGGCGGGATCTTGGGCGCAACGCCTTTGAAGCGCGGGGTCGAGAGCTTCATGGATTACCAGCGCGCCTTGTGGCCGCGGCAGTCAACGTGTGTAAACGTCTTGTATTGACCCACGCCCCCATTGGCAAACTCACGATCGCAGAAAGCGTACACTTCCCTGGGATGAACCCCCCGAACCTGAATGTCCGCCGCCATGCCCTTGGTGTGATAGCTGTTGCGCGCCCCGCCTACTTTGCGGTTGTACTCCGGCGAACGGTAGCCGCTCGTGATGATTACAGCGCTGTTGAAATGCGCGCGTACGCGCTCCAACATCTCAATCAGTCGTGGATCAATCGGGTGCTCAGCCCCATCACGGGAACGAAATTCGTGCTTTGAGAAATGCGCAGAAAGGTCGCCCATCTTCATCCCGCCAACCGTGTTTCAAAAATCAGGTACAACAGCCCTGAAACGACCACCAAAAATTGGAGAATGGAAGACGAGAACAATCGCCGGACGCTCCCTGTTTCGGCGATAACGTGCGCTGAAAGACGGGCATCAATACCGTCGAGCTTCTCCTCGGTTCGTAGCTGGGCCTTCTCTTGAGCCTCCCGAAGGTTTCCCACGGAATCCGTCAAGCGCTTGGTACTCTCTAGCAGCATCACGGTGTCACGCTCTAGGAGCCGGATACGGGCCTCATGGTCATGAACCTGAGTCCCGATCCGATAGTAGACGTCCGTACCGCAATGCACCGGGGGGATAGGCACATTGGAGGTAAGCTCGTCCATCAATCACGCTCCAACTCGTAGGTCTCCCGAATCGCGCGGATGATGGGCAGCAAAATCGCATCATCCGTCTTGGTCTGGCTATCCAAGATGGCCTGCTCAACGACATCAAGAATCGCCTTGACGGCCGCCCGTGCTACATTCGGAGCCAGTTGGGTGATCAGCGTCCCGACAAGTTGGGAAAGCAAAACATTCATCGCGCGCGCTCCTCTTTGAAGAAGCAACGGTCTTTGTGCTCTTGGAGCTTGCCTTTGTTGTACGCTGAAATCGGTCGATGATAGCCCATGACCCGACTCCAGATTTCACACGGGGTACGCTCCTGATCTTGTAGCTCGGTATTCGTTCGCTCGCTCATCAAATCGCCCCAGGCAGAGGAATGAGGCCCATTTTACTGGGCAGTAGACTGGGGCTGAGCAGAATGACTTACGCCTCGATGTACCCTGCCGTAACAAACAGCGTATCGATCTGCTCCGCTGTCAGTTCGAGCAAGGTTGAAATAGCCTCGACCGTCGGTGAATGGCGCCGAAACTCCTGCGCATCCTGCCAGGCGATTCGCGCGATTGGATCTGTCTCAGGATCAGCCATCAAGGCTTCCACAGATGCAAGCAACCCATGCATGTGCAGCGCGGCACGCGCCTGGAACCGGCTCACTTTGTCGGGCACGGGAAGTGGGGGAAGCACAGCGGCTGGAGGCCCGTGCGGCGTCGGCGTATCGCCCCACCGATCGCCATCGAAGTACCGTGGCGTATCGGCATCGCCGTCATACATCATGGTTGTTGAGCCGACCTCGGCGTTCTGGATCTCAGTGACCCCGCTGCCTTGGAAAGAACCGTCACTACGCGAGTAGCAGTAGAACAACATATCGCCTCACATCTTATTCAAGTAGGGGGATAAACACGTTTGGGCCTCTAATGGGGCGCAACGCATGTCCACCTGAAAGATGTCCGTTGAATCGAGGGGAATACCGTAGAACCGATTATGGTAGCTGAGCACCCCGCCGCACCATTTACTCGATCCTGTACCCGACATCCCGAATGCCCCCCGCCCCGCCGTACCATTCGCCGGGTTGATCAACAGCACATCGGTTGCCGTAAAAGGAATCCCATAAATACGCCCGTTCGGTCCTAAGACTCCACCCACCCACTTGGCCGAACCCGACAGGCTCGCCCCCATTGCCAAGCGCGTAGCCGACCACGTTAGTGGATCGATAACAAGAATGTCCGTCGCTGAGTAGGGGATGCAGTAAATCTTCCCATCTGGGCCGAGAACACCGCCTGCCCACTTATTTGTTCCCGATAGAGAGATACCGAAATCCGTGAGCACCGCAGACGACGCCTCGGCATTGATCGCCAAAACGCTCGTCGCGTTGAAGGGAATACAGAAAATCCACCCATTCGGGGCCAGCACACCGCCAATCCATTTGTTCGATCCTGACATAGCCGCCCCCATATTCGATCGCGAGGCGGTCCCCGTAAACGGGTTGATCATTAAGATGTCTTGCGCATCGAATGGAACACCACAAAGGAGCCCCGTCGGACTTGCAACGCCGCCACGCCATTTGGAGGTGGCGGTCATATTACTCAGTGACGGATTCCATCGTGTCGCCACGCCCGTATGTGGTGTGATGACCAGGATGTCTGACGCATTGTGGGGGATGCCATAAATTGTCCCGTTCCCACTGAGAACCCCTCCGTACCATTTTCCGCTTCCGGTGAGGCTCGCCCCTAGATTTGTCCGCGTGGCCGTATGGTTGGTCGGGCTGATGATCAAAACATCCGTGGAGTCGAACGGGATAGCCATGATGTTTCCGCCAGGGGCCAGCACTCCCCCCATCCACTTCGATGTACCGGTCAGTGACCCACCCAGCGTTGTTCGGACGGCCTCCGCACCACCCCATGTTGCGCTCATTTCCGCGCGTTGTAGCGTGTGCAGAATCGGGTGTGTCTGGGCGCGAATCGCCTTGGACACAAAATAAGGCGACATCGTCCGCGCGCCGCCCTCGACCCCCAGTTCCATCTCCGTGAGCGACGCGCCTTGAGTGAACGCCTGGACCGTCGTACCAATCGCTGAAGGCTGGAGCGCCGTGTCGGCCTTCGCCCCCTGCGCCGCCGTCGCTGCGCCAATGTCGGCAGGCGTCAAGGCGTCCGAGCCGCCCGTGGCGTGGGTGGACTTATGCGCCGTGGGCGTGCGCGCGTTCGACAAACGGCTGTCGTCGCCCTGACAGAAGGTGCCTGACGTCGTACCGAACGACCCGGCCTGCACAGTCCCACCCGTGCCCGTAATCAGCGGCTTGCCCGACACCGCGCCGACCTTGCCGTCGTTGGTCAGATTGCCGTGGATATGGGATGTCGGTGTGCGGGCATCCGACAAACGCGGGTCCGTCTGCGCGCACACCGTCGTACCGATGTCGGTGGGTTGGAGGAACGCCTCCAACGACCCCGCCGTTGCACGCAGCTCAACCCGTGTAGCCACGCCCCATGAGCGCGCCGGGGTGCCCTCCTGCGCCCGCTCGATGAGCCAGACGTTCCCCGTCATCACCTCGACGACCTTCACAATCTCCCAGGCCGTCTCGTTGCCGTTTTCATCACGCTCGATCAACGTGACCAGGAAATATTCCCCCGCTCCCAGCACTGGGAACGCCGCGCCGGACGCCACAACCAGGGACGTGCCCCCCGCGCTCAGTGCTTGGGCCAACGTCGTCGCCGCGTTATTCGAGAACCGCTGTGTCACCTCAGACCTCCTTAACGCGAACGACCAATTCATCCTCCCAGAGCTCGTTGGCTACGGTTCGAGTCTGAACGGTCACTTTGTAAACCACCCCGTCTTGCCCTTCGGAGATGAACAAGCGCACGCGATCGTCCTCGGGGAGGGTCGCCACCGCGGAAAGCCCCTCGGGTTCAACGGCCACAGAGTCCACCGCGCTGAGGCGATCCCCAGGGTCTAAGGCTTCGCTGTAGTCGATCGAGTACCACTTACGCTCGGCCGGTTGCTGCGTGATAGTGCCCACCCGCATTTAGATCACCTTTCGGAAATGCCGCACGTCCGCGGGTCGAGCAAACTCACGCTGATCGACTGGACGTGTGAATACGTGGAAATCGGCGCCCGCCAACCGTAGGAAAGCGCGCCGATCAGGCGGGCGTAGGAATGTTTGGCTGTCGACATCGGCTGATGCGATGTTGAGGAACCCTGAAGACTCCGTGTGAAGCTCCAGGACCACGTCCCCGGAAAGACCCCGTCGAACCGCCCCGTCCCCGCGCAGAATCGTGGTCGCCACGGGCAGTGGAGGAAGCGAGACCAGCCAACGAATCGCCCCCACGCTCGCATCCAGTTCAAGTACCGCCTCAGCCGCCTGAAGGAGCTGACGAATCCTGAACCCCGTGCCCTCAGCCCGCAGATCAACGACCGCGGCCCCTTCACCACGGACATGCACTTCACCAGCGCCGTCTCCCTCCAGAACGACGGCCGCCGCCCCGGAGAGCATCCGCTGAGCCTGAGCCGTGAGTGTCGTGTGCAGCCCAAGGAGGGCCGCTCCGGCGCCTTCAACGACCCCCTCGCGAATGATCGTGGTACCGAGCTCGTAGAACTCGAGGGCGAGCGTCGCAACCCCTTGCCCGGTACGACGCCGCGTCCCGACAGCCGGTAGAGCAATGACCCCGAAGACCGCGCTCCCTGAACCCCGGCGATGTCGTTGACCGACACCCTCCAGGCCAAGGGCGACCACCACGTCACCCGTTGTGCGCCGCTCCACACGCCCGCGCAGGCTCGATACCGTCTGGATCACAGCCGGTTGGGATACCCCATACCGACGTGCGGAAGCCCCAAGCTCCCCACCCAGCACCAGGGGCAAGTACCCTGCGCCAGTGCGGTGGACCTGGGGAGTCAGGTCGAAAAAGGTTTGTATGGCCCCCAAGCCGGACGCGCGGCGAATGACCCGAGACGAGAGCGGATCGAGATGGACGATCGACAGATCCAGCTCGCCTCCCGCGAGGCGAAGCCGAACCGCATCGAGCGAGGCGCCCAACGGCATCGTCGCCGTGCCCGTACCCGAGCGCGCCACCTGCGGCTGCAACTGCGCGCCCACAGCCAGGGGCGCCGTCCCCTCCAACCGGACTTCGATGTGCGCAGCGCACTCAGCCTGAAGGCTCAGCGCCGCCGCGGCATCCGCATAGATCGGCAACCGGCGCGAGCCGTTGACGACCTGGGCATTGAGCCGACCGCCGTTGAGCATCATCGGGGGCGGCTACACGATCAACGGCTGATCAGCCGCAGCGACCCTGGAATCGCGCTGAAGATGTCCGACGGATCGATGGTCTTGATGGCCACCAACGGGGCGTGCGCCCACATATTGCCGCCCGTGGCCGCGTCCCAGATCGAGAAGTGCGTCACCGAGACCGAACCGGCGCCGTCATTGGCCGGGAAGTTCAGCGTGTTGGCGTTGGTGATCTGCTTGCCGCCACCGGCCTCATCGACGCTCGCCGTCCAAGCACTCGACAGCGGTGTGCCTACAGACTGGCGTTCATAAGAGGGCCAAGCGCCCGTCGACACTTCTGAGCCTGCAAGAGCCGCATCCGTCGGGTCGGACGTGTGCAACGCGATGAAAAAGTTCGGCGGCAACGGGAGCGGCGTCCCCCGGAAGTGCTCCAGGAGCGCAGACTCAAGAAAATCGCTGGCTGCGGCCATGCGTTACCTCACTTTGGGTAGGTTGTGAAACCGGGGTTCTTCGGGTCGACGGCGAGGTCGGTCTGGGTTTTGACCCCGAGCGCCGTGGCCATCGCCTGATAGTGGTTCGCTGCCCGCTGCGCATTGGCGGCGTATTCGGCGTCCTTGGTGTAGGCGCGATAGAGGATGTAATCGAGCATCGCATTGGCGTAGGAATCGACGATATGAATCGTCGCCGTCGAGCCATCCTCAGCGTCTTCGACCGGATGAGCCAAGGGCACAGACGAGAACACCACCTCAAGCTGCGCCGTCGGCGCCGCGGGCGGGTAGACGAGAAATGAGCGCGGGAGCCGGGAATCGAACATGAAGTGCTCGATGTTGACCGACGGGGTATCCGCGTGCCATCCGCGCCGCTGGTCATCCAGAATCTGACGGTCGATGTGCCGAATCGCCCGCTTGGACGACGTTGGGGCCACATTGCGCACGATGTCTAGCAGGCGCAGCGCGTTCGGGAAGCCCCCGTCCGACTTGGCAAGCTCCTGGCGCGTGCCCTCCGAGCAAGTGAACGTGCCCGTCTCCGAGTTGGCGTCCGGGCGAGCCAAGATGATTTCGCGATAGCTGTCATTGAGCCAGCCGACCAGCTCCTCGACCGGCCAGCGCGTGCTGGTCGTGTCCTGGAGGATGGTCTGGGCGCGCGTGATGAGATCGCGGACGAGAACGCTTGCCATATTTCAAACCTCAAAGCCCGCCATAGCGCACCCGGCGAGCCAGTCCGACATGATTGCCGTCGACCGCGTGGCTGCGTGCGCCGTAGCACAGATGCTCGAACTCCGGCCAAGAACCGCCGCCCAAAGAGGCCGCAGCCCCTCGCAAGAGCAACCGCTCATAGGGCCAGGCATAGTCATCAGCCAGTCGCGGGCCTTCGCGCGTCGGGGCCAGGGCCACGCGCGGGATGACCGCCTCTGTCTGAGTGGATGCCGGCACGGGGTACACCGTGATCCGGTTCTCCCCAGTCGGCGCAAACACATCCGGCGTCCCCTGACGCGAGCGCCAGCGGGCATCCTGACGGTGAAGCTGTTGAATCGTGGTGGGAGTAAGGCGACCGAGCTCCAGAATCTGGACGATGCGCGTGTTGGCGGGAGGGAACAGCTCGTACTCTGCCATCCCCTCCTCCCAATCGAGCGGATCGAGGTCTACCCGCCACACCAGCCCGATCCGGCACAGCGTCCGCGCGGCGATGTTCAGCGCGCGGTCGAAAGCCAGCCAGGGCGTGTTTGGGAAGAGCTGCGAGAGCTCCGGGTAGAAGTGCTCGGTGTCCACCGGCTTAGCCGCCCTTTACCAGCAGCATGGCTTCAGCGATCTCTTCCGAGGTCACGGAGTCATCGAACACCCGGCGCACAGCGGCAACCCGCGGAACGCCCGTGGCAGTGAAGTCAGCCGGATCGTTGTTCTCGATCAGCTTGGTGACCGCCTCGCGAATCTGGACCAGCCGATCGGAGGGCTTCTCGACAGGCGGCTCAACGGCTGCGCTCAAAGCGCTTGGCGCCCTCGGCTCGGTGGCAGGGCCAGACTGGTTCACAAGGACACAGCCACGCGACAGCGCCTCGGGAACCAGCACATCAGGAACGAACGACCCCTCGGGTGTCACAACCACGACATGCCCCGCCCGGCTGGCAATGCGCACCGGTGCAAGGCTCTTCATTTGCGGCATGGGTAGTCCTCTTGGCACGAGGCCGGGTTACCCCGGCCCCTTGGATCAACCTTGGTTTTCCTGCGACCGATCCTCGCGGATGTAGGTCACAATCAAGTATCCCGCGCCCTGGGTCGGGGCTGCGCCTACGCCCGTCCAGGTCAGGGTGATGTCCGTGGTGCTTGGGGTCAGGTAGCCAGTGGGGACCAGCGCCGTCGCGCCTGTAGCCTGGCCATCGACGCCAGCGACATAGCGATCCGGGCCACCCGCGTCACCCACGATCAGGGTGTCGGAGGTCGCCGAGTCAAACGCCGTCTCGATGACCAGCATTCCGCCGGTGACCACAGCACCAGGCGGCAGCTCCACGATCGGCGCGGCCACACCTGAAGTCAGGTCAGCGAAAGTGAACGGGGTCATCACGCTCAGCGGGTACTGGCGATCGGAAATCTTCAGGGTCATAGTAGTCTCCGGTATGGTTCGAGAAGAGCGCCCGTCTCGGGCGCTCGCAACATCAGATCGCGGTATCGATCACCATCAGCCCGAAGTCTTCCTTGCTGCCGGAAGCCTGGCTGTGGAAGACCGGCTTCAGCAGACCCATCATCTTGCCGACCGAAATACCCTGCGCGTTGCCGTAGTCGAAATACTCCTCGTTCCAGTACGGATTACCGAGATCCGCCATACCCAGCGCCTGAGCACCGCAGAACAACGCGCGTTGACCATGCACCGCCCCCAGCGCGCCCCAACGATCGCCTGAAGGTGCCGCCGTGGTGTTGAACACATAGCGGAACTCATGGATCACCAGACCGTCCTGAGTCACCACGGAACCGCTGAAAATCGGGCTGTCAGTGCCTCGGGGACCGGCGTGACGCAAGTTCGCCAGGTAGTCCGGGTCGAGCTTCAGCTTGGCCAGCGCCAGCGGGTGCATGAAGACGTGGTAATACTCCTCGTTGCCCTTGCCGCGAATGCCTCGGATGTACTGGGTCTTGGCGTAGGCTTTGGCCTGCACCAACATGGCGTAGGATGGAGTATCAGCCTCGGTGATCGCCGCCGTGTTCCCGGCTTCCAGGCCCGTGGTCTTGCTCCAGCGCAGATGGCGATTGAGCGACGGCGCGGTCACATCGCCCGCGAACTCCAGCTCCTTGAGCTGGCTGTTGTTCGGGCGCCGGACACCGTTGTTGGTGAACTCATAGCCGACACCGGACAGGGTCAGGAACGCCATCTGGTCGATGCGGTCACCGATCCAGTAGCCCAGGGTGTCTTTGGCGGTCGAGCGGAAGTTGACGATCGAGCGCTGGTCAGCCATGCGCCCCTTGTGCCGGGTACCGTGACGGAGCTGGTCGATCTGGATCGCCAGATCGAACGCCTTCCCGGCCTCCTCGTTACCCTCCAGTTGGTTATCTCCGACGACACCGTCGCCTTCCAGATCCGCCACGAGCGTGATGACCGCCCGCGCCCCTTTTTCGCTCTTAGTCAGCTCGGTGATGCGCTGGATCATCGAGTTCGGGCCGGTCCCGGTGAAGCGGGACACGAACGAGTTGTTGCGCGCGGCCTTCCAAAGGTCGCGACTCCAGACGGTCAACTGCTCGTCGGTGAGAGCCGCAAAATTGGTCACTGCCATTGGGTGGTTCCCATCAGTTGTTCAAGAATTCAGCGGTGTAAGCCTTACGCTGCTTGAGCGACCCAATGCGCACCAGAAGACGGGGTGCGAACCGTACCGACATCTCGCTGTCGGTTCGCGTCATGATGTGTAAAACTATGAGTTTTGTGTGTGGGGCTGCAACAAAAAGGAAGGGGTCGCCAGACGCGACCCCTTCAAAGCCCACCCCACAAGGAGTTCTTACACCAGATCGCCGCGCAGCTCGGCCTTCTTGCTCTCGGGCAGCGCGTCAAATTCTTCTTCCGACATCGTGCGGATGCTGGGGCCAGAGGGAATCCCCGGCGCACCGCTTTGAGGAATCGAAGGCTGCGCCGCCGCAATCGCCGCCTTCTTCTTGGCATCCGCGACCGGCTTGGACGGAGCCGCTGGTGGTTCAGTCGTCGGTGACGGAGCTTGCGGGACGACCACCCCATACTTGAGCGCAATCAGCTCCGCCGCTGCGCGCAGACTGTCCGAGGGCGTCGGGTACTTGCCCATCTGCATGTAGGCGTTGTGCAGCTCCAGCACCTCGTTGGTGGCGTCCTCGTCGAAGGTCTCAGCACGGCTGTTGAACGCCGGATACTTCGCCTCCAGCTCGACCACCGTGTTCTTGAAATCCAACTCGATCTGAGTCTGGGTCACCGCCTCAGTCTTGACCTTTGCCGCTTCAGCCCGTAGCGCTTCCTGCTCGGCACGCCGGATCTCAGCACGAATCGCCTTGGCCTTGGCGAACTCCCCATCGACCACGGCGGCCATGTACTCCTCTTCCTTGGCATCGAAGTCGAAGCTCTCCGCCGACGCCGGGTTCTTCAGCCGCGCCAGCTCCTCCTCAAGCTGCTGAAGCCGAGCCTCAGCCGCTTTGCGCTTGAGGTTGACCTCATCGAACCGGGCCTTCGGAATCTTGTGGTCGGGCTTGAGCCCTTCCGGCACCGCCGCTTCTCCGGTCGGTGCCTCCTCCGGGGCTTGAGTCTCAGCGCTTGGCTCTGGAGCTTCAGACTCGGCGCTTGGTACCTCTTCCGGCGCTTCGGGCTCAGCGTTCGGTGCGGGGGCTTCGGGCTCAGTGCTCGGTTCGAGCGTGTCGCCCCGATCCAACGTGCTCAAGTCGTCCTCTTCGATCGGATCGCCACCAACGTACAAATTCTCAGACATGCCTCACCTTATCGGGCCTTACTCTTGGACGGGGGAGTGGACTTCTCGCGTGCCGCCTGAAGTTGCATAGCGGTCTTCTGAAGGTCCGTACGCTGACGCATTTCCTCAGTGGTCTGCTTGGCCACCGTGGTGTAGCGCGTCAGATCGGACTTGATACCGGCATGAACACCGGCCAGTTGGAGCTTGTTCTCGAGATTCGCTTGGAGCTCAGCCCAGCGCTGTTCGAGCTTGCGCAGCTCCAGCTCGATGTGGCTCTGAAGCTCCAGTGCCTGGATCTGAGCACCGCCTTCCAGCTCTTGGGCCTTGGCCTGGGCCTGTTGCGCCTGGGCCTGGAGCAGCATCGCCTTGGCCTTGTTGGTCGCGAGCTCCGCCAGCACCATCTCCATCTGGATCTGCTGCTGCATCTGGAGCATCTGCTGCTCTTCCGGCGTCGGTTCCGCGAAGCCTTGCATCTTGCGCAGCAGCTCCGAGAGCTCGTGGCGATGCAGCAGATGGCTGTTCTCCACCACCGCATAGTCCGGGATCATGACCCCCGCCTCGCGCAACTGGAGCGCCTCCTGGAACTGCGCCTCCTGGACGTTGTCGTGCGACGGGCCGACACTCACCCGAATGGCGTACTCACCGATCGTCACATCGTTCAGGATCGTCCCGTCGAACTGCTGCTTGTTGATCTCGACCGGGACGATCGGCGCCCCTGGCTGGTTGAAGTCGGCGACGTGGTACACCCGCTCCTCGGTGTAATACTCACGGATCAGCCCGTACAGCATCTCGCCGACGATCTGGCGGGTACGGTTGAGGTTGTCGAACGGCACCTGCATCTGCACCGTCCCGCGCTGGATGCGGGCTTCCAGCGCCTTGCCGCTGACCTCGCGCCCGGCATCCCCGAGCATGGCGTCATAGATCCCCGAGATCGCCTTGATAGCCCCTGACGCCTTGCTCGCGACGTTACTGATCCCGGTCGGGACATGATTAGGCAGGATCTTGGTCGGGGGCTGCGCGCCCTGTCGCACGACCATCACGAGCCCGGTCTCAGCGCCCCGCGCTTCGAGCTCGTCTTCGGTCATGTTGAGGAGCGATCCGGCCTCGATGATCCAGCCACTGTTGGCCGTGGTATTGATGATGTGCAGCTCCTGGCTCTCGGCCTTGTTGAGCTGCCGCTGCGGGCTGATGAGGTTCTGGACCACCCCGAACGGACGGCCCCGCATGAAGTACGGGAAATACCCCACGATCGTGAAGTGCGGATACGGCGACCAGATGTCCTTGATCACATGCGTCCCGCAAGTCACCGTCCACCGCACGCGCGGTCGCACCCGGCGAATGATCGACATACCGAGTTGCTGGGCCAACGCCGCCGCCCGCTCATCTGGAATATCCTCGGGGATCTCACGCATGTCTCCCGTGGCGTTGTCCACATAGAACCGAGCCGGAGCCACTTGCTTGAACTGCCGCTCGATCACCCGCACGCGCGAGATGTCCTCCGTCGAATGGCGCTCGGCCACGACAGCGTCCGGGTCTCCAAACGAGTGGTCCTTGATCGCCCACTCGATGCAATCGTGCTCGTACGCCCCCAACGAGTCGCTGGTCAGCGCGAACGCCTCGACCTTCTTGCGATGCTCCTTGCCGTACTCCGCCTCGATCTCATGCAGCGTCATCCAGCGCGTGGTGATCACTTCGCGCCAGTCACGGGTGTCATAGCTCTTGGCATAGGGGTCCGGGATCACCGTCATCGGGTCGACAACCGAGATCCGGGCCTCACCGCGCAAGTCCTCATCGAAGTTCATCCGAATATCGAGGTACCCACGCCCAGTGATGAGCCCGTCCTGGAACATCTCCCCTTCCAGGTAATGGAACTGATTGTCCTCCTGGATGTGCCGCACCAACGGCGTCAACACCGCCTCAGCCAGTTGCGCCGTGCCGCCACGCATCGGTTGAAAGCGAATCTCGGCGCGCTGATTGATGCGCTCGCCCAGCATCGCATTGACGGTGCTCAGGATCAGGTTCACCTCCAGCACGGGCTTCCCTTCCGACTCCAGACGCTGGCGATCCGCCTCATCCCACTGCTGCCCGCCCCCGGCGTAGAAGCGTTCAGCCTCGTGGGCCTTCTTGACCCATTGCTCGTGCCCAGCGTCACGCGCTCGCACATAAGCATCCCAAGCATCACGCGCCACATCGCGCTCAGTCTTTTTCATCGTCATGCACTCATGGGAGTTCTTGGAGCCCGCGCGGACGGGACGAATTGCCTGAGCTTGTCGCGCCAGGAGCGACGCGCCTTGCTCTTAGCGCTTGGGACGTGGGGCGTGGTCATCTCGCTCAGGAGCTGCCCCAGATAGGCCAGCGCGTCGACCTGGTCGTCGTGGCGCCCGTCCGGAAACGCCAGCATCTCGCTCATCAGGGGGTCGAGCCATTCAGCCTGTTGGGGGAATTTGACCTTGCCTTGGCGCATCCGCCCCTGGATCGCCCGCGCTCGCGAGAGCTTGTCGCGGCGTCCGGGCGGCAGATCCTTGATGTTGGTCTCGTAGAGCTTCTCTTCGGCGATGCGCTTGTCGAGGTACGGCCCGATGGCCATCGAGATGTGGCCCTTCTCCAGGCCGATCATGACGGGCTTCCACACCCGCTGGACCTGGAGGATCTCCTCGACGATCCGATGCGAGTCCCAGCGACCGCGCACGATGTCCAAGACCCAGATGTCATCGTTGGCGTCCACCCCGATCACTGCGCCCACGGTGAAGTCGTTGCGGTCGTTCTTGCCGATCGCCAGATCGAACGCCGCGTAGACCGCGAGCCTTGGCGGCGCGGGCGGCGTGTAGAACTTGAACATATCCCGGCTGAAGTATTGCCCGCCGTCGGCCTGGGGATCTTGCTGATACAGTGCCGCCCACACGCGCGGGCCGACCGCCTGCTTGATGCGCAGCGACTCTTGCAGATCCCGGCGCTCGGGATGCAGCGCCTCGCCCTTCCTCCGGTAGGTCTCGTCCTCGATCGCGATCATGGGGTAGCGCACGATCTCGAACGTGTCGCCCTGCCCCTGGCGCATCTCATCCTCAAGCCAGCCGCTTAGGTCGTCCGTGTGCCAGCGCGTCTGAATGATCAGCACCCCGCCACCCGGCGCCAGGCGCGTGTAGGCCGTGGACTGGTACCACGCCTTGATCGACTCGCGGATGGTTTCGCTCTCGGCTTCCTCCGAATTCTTGATCGGGTCGTCGATGATCAGGATGTGCGCGCCCTTACCGGTGATCGCGCCACCAACACCCGCTGGTAGGAATCCGCCACGTCGCGTCGTGCGCCAGCCCTCGGCGTTCTGGTTCTCCTCGTCGAGCTTGCACTCCGGGAACACCACCTTGAAGGCGTCTTCACGGAGCATCGCTCGCACCTTGCGCGAGAACTCCATCGCCAGCGAGGCCGAGTACGAACAGGTGATGACCTCGAACTCAGGGCGACGGCCCAGCGCCCAGGCCGGGAACATATGCGAGGCCAGCGTCGACTTGCCCAGTCGCGGCGGCATCTGGATCATGAGGCGCGGCGAACGCTTGTTGACCACATCCTCCAGGAACCGCTCCAGCCGCTCGGCGATGTCCTTGTGGACCCATCCGGGCTGATAGTCCGACTGCATCCGCACCACGAACGCCATGAGCTTGCGCGAGGCCAACTCGCGCGCCACCAGCTCCCGGCGCACGAGGTCGATCGGCCCTTGCGTGGCCTTGACCGAGTGCTCATCGCGCATCGTCTGGGTCTTGACCGCAATCGCTTGCTCGATGAGCCCCTGGTCTTGGCGCTCCTGGCATCGGCAGCAGCGCTTCTCCTGCGCCTTCAGCGGCACGAAGTCCTCGCCGCAATCCACGCAGGGCTTGGGCTTACGAGGCTTGGTCGGGGATGGGATCTTGGCCGCGCACAGGTCACAGACCTCTCGGTGGCGATGCTCACTGCCTCTAGGAACGAAGAACGTCCCTCCGCACTCCGGGCACGTCCGATGCTGTTTGGGATGCTTCTTGATCGCCCGCTCGACCATTGCCTTGCGCTTGGCTGGGACAGCAGGCATCCCGTCAATCAGTGGGATGCCGTCATCGGCGGCGCCACGCTTACGCTTCGACATCCCGATACTCGGCCTCCTCGATCTCAGCGCCGAGCGCTTGGAGCGGAGTGGGAGGCGCCAGCGCCTCGCGAAGTAGCGCGTAGTCTTGGCGCGCGGGATCGTCCTCGGCGTCCACGACATAGACCCCATCGACCTGGGTCATCTTCAGCAGCTCATGGGTCGACATCGATGAGAGCCGCTGCGGATCGAGATCCGCCACCGTCACGGTGACGTCGACCTTCTCCGGCTCATAGGCCCCGATCAACCGTCCGATCTCGCGCCACGCCTGGGTCAGATCCGCCGAGCTTCCGGCCGAATCCACCGCATCCAGGAGTCCGTGGATGACGTCCTCGCGCGTGAGCATGGTTCTTCGCACCGCGCGCCGGGTGGCGACCTGCATGTACCGCTTGATCAGCGGGTTGGTCGACATCTGCTTGCCCATCGACAGAGACCAGCCGAGGCGCTTGGATGCCTCATCGATCGTCATGCCCGCCAACCGGTGCGTCAGAAACTGCTGCTGCTTGACCGACAGGCGCGCCCACAGGGCGCCCAGCTCATCGGCCTCGCGCTCGGTGCTGAGCGCTTCGAGCTCGGTATCGGAAAACGTATCGACGGGGACGGGTTTCTTCGCCATCCGCGCATTGTAGGGAGTGCTTGGTACGGGGCTGCAAGGCGTGTAGGCGGCGGAAAATTTTTGAAAAATTTTTTGGGCTCCGTCCGCCTCTGCGTTTCCTACCCAGGGTGGATTTTTCGGGCGTGTCACCCAGAACTCACGCGCCAGCGCGGACTTCCGAATCCGGGAACGGCCTGACTGGACCCTAGTTTCCTGCGACCTCGCGCCTCGCCCCTCGCGCCGGGCGCCGCGCGCTCAGCGCCGGGCTCTGGCGGCTCAGCGCCTAGCGATGGCGCGTCTTCTTGTTTCTGTCTTCAAGCGTCTTCCCTGTCATGTCCTCGTCCCTAGCGCCTCGTGCTTGGTGCTTGGTGCTGGGTGCTGGGTTCGTCGCGCTTCGCTCATTGGCTCGGTTCGTGTCGCTCGGAATGGTCCGGGCGGCGTTCAACCAGTCTGGAGGCTTAGTGCCATGAACTTTGACGACATCCGCCTGTTTGCGCGCCTCAGCGGGATGACCGCCGAGCACATCACCCAGCTCCTCGATGCCGGTGCGATCGAGGTCGACGAGGCCGACGCGCTCATCGGCGACCTCAACGACGCCGTCGAGCTTCGCCCTGAGCCCGAGGACCAGGAGCTCGCCGTGGCCGCTGAGCGCTTGGTGCTCGGCTTCGGTGACCTGTTCATCGAGGAGGACGCGGCATGAACCTGCCACGCACAGAGCGGTACGCCTACAAGGCCCAGCGCTTCGAGAGCCCAGAGGCCCAGTACAAGCGCGCTTGGCTGCTGCGCAAGACCCACAGGCCGGACGCTGAACCCGCCTGGGTGCGCCTGGTGCTCGGACCTAGGGACTTGTCGCCCAGCGCTCGGTACTAGGCGCTCGGTGCCAGGTGCCTGGAGCGAGGCGCCTGGTTCGAGGGGCTTGGAGCTTGGAGCTTGGCGCGCGGGTGTAGGTGCAATGTACATACGCCCGCGCAGGCAAATAGGTATTACAAACGCGCCGAATCGTAATCATCGGCGCGATCAATCAACTGGAGTTAGAGCAATGTCGAACGAAATCAGCACCAAAGCCGCCGCGCTGGACAGCCTGATGACTCGGATGGAGGCGATGGCCGAAGGGCGCAGCATGATGGAGGCCGAGCGCCAGAGCAGCGACCTGGCCCAGAAGGCGCTTATCAGGGCGTGCGAGGCCGAGGACGACGTAAAGCAGCTCACGGGCTTTGCGCTCATGGCGAAGGTCAACGGGCGCGTCGTCCGCTTCTCCATGCGACTGGCCAGCAAGTTGCGCCAGGAGCAGGAGCTGGCGTCCAAGGGCGTCGACGGCCTCAATGACCTGATGACGTCGCTTCAGGCCGAGGCCGATGAGCTCGAAGCGCTGGAGGCGTTTGGGCTGGAGCAGGAGGAAGCGCCCGAGGTCAGTCTGGGGAAATGGCTGACCGTCCGCAACCTGCTGGCCCAGCACGGGTACAAGCCGCAACCGCTCAAGGACACCTTCACGTCCATGCTGACGTCTGAGCAGGGCAAGCAGCAGGCCGACGACACGACGCTCAAGACGATGGCGAGCGTCAGCGGTCTGCCCGAGGCGACGGTGAAGAGCCTGCTGGCCCAGAGCGCAACCCGCAACCTCCAGCGCACGGCGGAGACGATCCGGCTGGCGATGCAGGTCGTCGCCCGCCACCTGCCCAGCGCCGAGATCGGGAGCGACACCAGCCCATACGACGTCGACGCGCCGCAGGACTTCGCGGAGCTCTACCAGGGCGCGATCGACTCGGCCAAGAAGTCAGCGCTGCGGATCGCCCGCGACCCCATCAGCGCCCTCGCCCAGCTCGCCACCCTGAGAGCTGAGGAGGATTGGACCTAACCGCCCCCCAGAACCCCGCCATCGTGCGGGGTTTTGGCGTTTCAGACCCCAGGCTCCAAGCGCTCCGAGCCAGGCGCTCGGCGAATGGGGTGGCTACCAGCCGTCTTCGTCGTCGCCGAAGGGGTTCAACGGCGGCGAGTTGGCCTCCCTCCAGGCGTCTTCATTCTGACGCTGCCGCTCAAACACCTCGTCGAGATAGCGGGTGTATAAGTGCATAGCGCGGTCCCCACACGCGAAGCGTCAACGTCAACGCCGCCCTGTTTCGGTGTTACGTTTTTTCCGAGGTTTCGCTTCCGTATTTATATTTTTTGTTTTTTTGCATTTTTTTGCTACCCCGCGAACCCTTAAAAATACAAACCTTGTTTCACAGCTCAATCTAAAAAAAGTGTAACAATGAAACAAACAAAATAAGACCAATAAAAAACAACAACTTAGGCCGTTACGCTCTTCGTGACAGCTCCAGTCAAGTCCGTAACATCCGTAACGCAACTCTTACCAAAACAGTAGGATACTGAGGTGGAAAGCGTTACGCCTGTTACGCCCCAGTAACAGTCCGCGTAACGCTCCAATCGCCGTCGACACCTGCGAACTGTGGAAAACCCGCACGGTCACCATCTCAGCCTTCAGCGCTTTGCCCTAAACCCCAAGACCCCGGAGTCAAGCCAATGACCGGAAAGATCAGCCTGCCAACAGCACGCATCCTCATCCAGACTTGGTGGATGCACGAGACCCAGAACGAGACCGAAGCCATTCGGCTGACCGAAGAGTCCTTAGCCGCTGGCTACTGCGAGCTCGGCGCAAGCGCTACGCTCAAGCTCGTTGACGGGGACTGGTACCTCTCAGACCCCCAGGAGAACCGCGCATGACCCCGATCTCAGCGCTCACCGCCCGTACCTTGATCCACAACGCCTGTCTCGAAAGCTACCCCGACCGTGAGCTCGCAGCCGTCGCTACGAGCCGGGCACTCGATCTCGGCACCTTCGACCTGGAAGATGCCACCCTGACCTTCTCCCGAGATACCTGGTTCATCGATAAACCGGACACGCTCGTCGTCCAGGCGCTTGGCGCCTAGCGCACAGCACTACCCTCCCCGCCCGAGGAGTCAAACCGGGCAACACCGTCGCAACGTACCAAGTGCAACGTCACACTGTCGCAACGTCCAAAGGCCCACACCTGCTCCAGGGACGGAGCACCAAGCGCCGAGAGCTATGCACTTTGCGCTTAGGGTCAAGCGGGCAAGGCTTAACAGATTTGTTATACTCCCCCCGTGACCTACACCATCGACTACTACAGCGATGCCGTTGCGGCCGAGATCCTGGCGCTGCCGCCGACGTTGCAGGCGCGCTATATCAGCTATTCCCAGCGGATGCGGGAGAACGGCCCCAATCTGGGCGAGCCGCACACCAAAGCCTTCGGCGATGGCTTGTTTGAACTGCGGATGAAGGGCGCCGAAGGCATCGCTCGCGTGTTCTATTGCACCCTGATCGGTCGGCGCATCGTGATGCTGCACAGCTTCGTAAAGAAGTCGGAGAAGACCCCGCCGCGCGAGCGCCGGATTGCTGAAGCCCGTTTGAAGGAGGTGAAACGTGAATCCTGAGCGCACCCCACCGACCATGACGCACGATGAAATGATCGCGAAAATGTTGAGCGACCCCGAGGTTCGCGCCGAATACGAGCGCCTGGAACGCGAAGAGTTCTTCTGGCTGGACATCGTCCTCAATGCCCGCCGCGCCGCTGGCCTGACCCAGGCGCAGGTGGCTGAGCGCATGGGCACCCAGGCACCCGCCGTGGCCCGCCTGGAGCGCGCGCTTGCCACCGGCAAGCCTTCGCCATCGCTAGCCACACTGCGCAAGTACGTCAACGCCTGCGGTAAGGAGTTGGTAGTGACGTGCCGCTGAAGGCCCGGCGCCGCCACGACTCGCTCAGGTTTTACTCGCGCTTGAGCCGCTCCATCTCCGCGCCGCGCTCGACGCCAGCGGACTGGCGAGCGGAGCGTTGAGGTGAGGCGCGGAGGGTCAGCATCAAGGATGCCCCCGCCCCAAGCGCCGAGAGCTAAGCGCTATGCACGTCGCAGACAAGAAGGGGTTTGAGTATGACGAGAATGCATAATCCGCCGCATCCTGGCGAGACGTTGCGTGAGGATGTCTTACCGGCGCTTGGGTTGACCGTGACGCAGGCGGCTCAGGAGTTGGGTATCAATCGCGTGACGCTTTCGAGAGTTTTGAATGGGAAAGCGGCGATCAGTGTTGATCTGGCGTTACGGCTGGAAGCCTGGTTGGATGGACCGAGCGCTGAAAGTTGGCTCAAGGGACAGTTGGCATATGATCTCTGGCAGGCCGAGCAGCGTCCGCGTCCTAGTCCGGTGATTCGGCATGTGGCGGCGTGAAACCCGAATACTAGACTTGGACTTCTTCCGTACATCCGGTGGGCTGGCGTTTGAACAGGGGTTTGTAGGGATCAGCGATATGACCGTCTTCAGTCATGATACCAGCCTCTTTCAAGGCTTGGCGGGCGGCTTCGGGTGAGGCTGTGACCTCGCGCCGAAATCGACGCATCTCCCAGATGTTTTGGGCGGCTTCTGAGCGGTTCATGGTGAGCCTCGCGCGTGTTAGGGATGGCACGCGACAGTCGCGGCACGGTCTCCGTAGTACGTTGCTAATCGGGAATGCACTAGATGTAGTGGTTTCCGACTTGACAACGGTTGTTCTTTTTGTTTAACCCAAAGGTTAGGTTCAGAGCGGCTGTAAAGCAAGCTGAGCGCGAACCGTCATCGGCCCGCCTAAGCGCCAAGATCCAAGCACCGAGAGCTAAGCGCCATGCACGAAGACCAAGTCGAACGCCGCTGCTGGCATTGTGGCCAGGGCACCTTCCATCTCGCTCGCGGGACCGACTACCAGTGGGTCTGTGACCACTGCGGGTACTGCGGATATCTTCGAGTCACCAAGCGCCGAGAACCAAGCCCCAAGCACCATGCGCCAAGACCCACGCCTCTTCGCCCCCTGGTGGTCGCTCCAGGACATCTGGATCGACGACCCGGACCTCTATGAATGGTGGCTGGCCCTATGCACCCAGCCCTAAGCCCCGAGAACCAAGCGCCATGAACCAAGCACCGAGCGCCAAGTACCGCTGCCCCCAGTGCGGCTCGACCAACCTGCGCGTTGATTGCGAGGTCACCTGCACGCTCCATCAGACCGAGGACGGGCTGGAGACCGAACCCGTCAAAGGCGAGGAGTGGCACTGGAATGACACCTCCTGGATGCGCTGCGCCGACTGCGAGTACGACGACGAAGCCTGGGAGTTCAAGCTAAGCACACAGCGCTGAGATCGATGATCTTCGCGCTTGGGGCTTGAGTGTGCTCGAACACGCCTAGCGCTGGTGGCAAAATCTGGATGTTCGCAACGTTTGATCGTAATATGAAAATCCGCGCCCTATAGGCGTGGTCAGATAACCCCACCTTTGGGGTTAATCCACGCCCACCCGCTCTGCGGGTGGATTCTTTAATGAAGTAGGTAGAAAATGATCCCTGGTCCTTACGCGATATGCCATATTGATTTCCCTGAAAATAGCGATGCAGCTATCTTCAAAACACTTCGATTCGGATACGATTCCGCAGAAGCCGCATACCGTGAACTTGAAAAAGTAGCCGCTGAAGAGAAGTTAGATGTCAGCGAATGTGGGGTAATTCGAGAAATAGACCGAGAAGAAGCGGAAGATTTCAAAAGTTAAACATACAGGTAAATTCAGTCGATGCGCCAAAAGCGCACGACTGAAGCTGGCGTTAGAGCAAAAGGATTGCCGCTACTCCACAACCGCCAACACCGGCAACACCCAGCTCGCCGAACGCGACCCCTAGTCCAAAGCGCCGAGATCGATGATCTAAGATCCTGGCTCGTGGACGTCCCCGAACACGCCTAGCACTGCGTGCTGGGAACTAGGCGCCGCCACTGTTTGCCCTAACCACGTTGCGTAGCTGTTGTGGCAAAATCCGGATGTTCGGCTATCCTTTCCGTGGACGTGGCACGAGGTACTGCATCGACGGAAGAAGCGGGCCAGCCTGGCAAGCGTCCACGTTGGGCTGATTTCGGGCGAGGACGGCGAGTCCATCCATCAGCTACTAGCTTTTTATAGCAATGGGTTTAAACGGACTACAGTATAGACCTGAGAATTCTAATTAATTTTAAATTCATTGTTAAGCAAAAAGGAATATAGAGTGACAGATATAGCTAGAACTCTCAAATCAAAGTTTTCAGAAAAAAACAGATATAAAAACTTTGGGCACTGTTTGCGGAAACTGGACATTGAGGGCTTTCGTGGAATAGATAATTTAAGCTTCGAAATAGAATTTCCGATAACTGCAATTACCGGCTTAAACGGCGCAGGAAAAAGCACGATCGGGCAAGTTTCAATTTGTGGTTACAAAAAACCACAAACATCAGTGCAATATAAAAGACTATATATAAAAGATTTTTTTCCAATATCTCCGGCTGATCCAAAGCCAATTTCAGATAGCGCAAAAATTATCTATACATACGAAACAGACGACTATAGAAAGCCGCAGGAAGTTACTATAACGCGAGCGAGTTCTGCTTGGTCTGGTTATAAACGACAGCCAGAGCGCTACTGTTTTTACGTGGGATTTACAGTTTACATCCCAAAGGTTGAACGGCGAGATTTAAGTATTTATGGCGGAATCAATATCAAAATAACTGAAAAAAGAGAGTTAGATAATGATGTCGTAACAAAAATGGCGCGAATCATAGGCCACAAATATGATAGCGTAAATTTTCAGGGCGTCTCACACAGAGGGAAAGAGCTAGAGATTGGAATTGCATCTAGACTTGGAAATTCGTATTCTGAAAATAATATGGGATTCGGAGAAGGTAGAATACTTTACACAGTTGATTTGCTTGAAACGTCTCCGGAACAAAGCCTTTTTGTCTTAGAAGAACCTGAAACGTCACTTCACGAAAGTGCGCAACACGAATTTGCAAAATATTTATTAGATGTTTGCAACAGACGGCATCATCAAATTGTTTTATCAACCCATTCAAGCGTAATTATAGAAGCATTACCGCCAGAAGCTAGAAAACTGCTGTTGCGGGATGAAAATGGAGTTGAAATTAGAAACAGAATATCTTCATGTCAAGTCCGATCAGTCCTTTCTGACGGTTATGTTAGGCAGCTAGATGTTTGCGTCGAAGACATATTTGCTAAAGTTTTACTAACAGAAGTGATCAGAATAAAAAACAAGGCATTATTAAAAGCAATTGCTGTACACGATATCGGCGACAAAGATGCTGTGAGGGAAGCCGTCAAGGTTTTATTGAGAACGGGCAAAAAGGCAATCGCGATTAGAGATGCAGACATTGGTCAAAAAAAAGAAGAACACCTGTATTCTTTTCCGGGATGCCTGCCGCCAGAAAAGGAGGTTTTTACAAACGACAGCGTAAAAAAGCTGATCAAAGAAAAATATGGCATTGACTTCGACTGGTTGATAGAGAAAGAAGAAGTAAAGAATCATCACAAATACGCTTCATGTATTGCAAAGGAGGCGGAAACTGATGAGAGCGTCATTCGCACGGTTGCCATTGAGAAATATATTCTTGAAGTTAATTCAGAATTTGACCAACTAATTTCAGACATTGAAGTTGAAATAAATGCCTAACAAAAAATCAAAGACGACCCATAAATCTACGTCATTTTATGAACTCGAATTTTGCCATTTTTCCTGACCAGCAACTCATTTTTGATCAGTAACTTACAAGGCGCAAGAAAAATAGCGAGGGGTCAAAATCCGGCGTTCGTGCGTCCAGACCCCCTCTAATTTTCCACCCCTACGAAGTTTCAAGCACTTAGCTGGCTGTGGGAGTCCAAAAATGGCCAAAGTCGAGATAGAAGAATCTAACCTTATTCGTTAGCTTTGCAAGAATTAGGAGTTCAAAATGACTGAGCTACAAAAACATGGGAGATTGGATTGTCGTGATTGCTTCAACTCGCCTGACGCTACTATAAAACCACATCCAAAATGGAAGCTGAGAAACGATCCCGGCTCTTGGGGAAGCAGAAATCCGAGAATAATGGTTGTTGGTTTTTCGAAAGGCTCTACTCAGTCAGATATCTATCAAAGCGGCAATTTTGATGACGTCGCATTTGGCGGCCAGGAAACCCGAAGAAACCTTACTGATATTCTGCGTCGAGTTAAACTACTATCTCCATTAGAAACATCTGACCAAAAAATCAAAGAAACAGAACAAGAATTTTATTTTACATCGCTTGTTCGTTGCAGTTGCGCAAGAATAGACGAAAAGGAATCGCTAGAAAAAGGCAGAGAAGTCTACAAAACCTCTGGCGAATTAATGGTTAAATCTTTTAAAGAAATCCCATGGATCATTTCCAACTGCACACAAAAATATCTTTCCAGTATTCCTTCATCGGTCGACCTAGTGTGCTTGCTTGGTGTGACAGACCCTTACATACGGCAATGTAGGAATTTATTTCGCTTTTTATACCCTGATGGGTTTAAAGAGATTGATGCTGTTACATACAGGACAAAAAACTTTTTATGCGTTCACCTTACACACCCATCCAAGGGTAACGGAACCATTAAAGCATGGCTTAACGCTGATACCCGCAACCCATCGGAGTCTAGCAGGAAAAAGGCATCTGCCATAAAACGCGAAATGGCGATAAATTCCATCACAACTAACGGTTTGGCAAGAATCTAACAGCGGTTAGAGAGGAGTGCAAAGAGGCTAGGGTCGAATTATTGTGCAAGTTCGGTCAGCCGCAACGTCAGCTAGACGACCTCCAAAAAACCCAGCAACAGCGCTTGCGTCAGCGGCACGATGCCCGCCTGAAGCGGACGAGCACGCCGCCACTGAAGACGCGCCTCACCTCAGCCTGCCCCGTCGCCGGGTTGAACATAGCGGCGAGGTTAGCGGTGACAGGAACCGCCACGTCCGGTCCTTAACGTGTCGCCCGGCCCGAAAGGCTGCCTGCCCTATCTTCGGGGTGGCTTCTGCCCCCGCTGGTCCATTGATCCTCACAGCTTACACGCCACCCCTAGTGCCTAGCCGTGGACGTACCGTTGTTGTACTATCGCGGCACGACAAGCGAAACCGGACCGCGCACCATTATGTCAGCCCGCAAGACCGAGACCCTGACTATCCGCCTCTGTCCCGAGACCAAGGCCGCGTTGCGCCAAGCTGCCGAGCGCGAGCATCGCAGTCTGTCGAACATGCTGGAGATCATGATTCGCGATTATCCCGGTCTGGATCCGCTGCAACGGGCACCCAATCGCGTCGAGGTTCAGATCCCTCTCTGTCGCGATCAGCCGCTTTAACCACAATTCCGAAGCCCCTGACTTCAGCGGCGGCAAGATGTGCTGTGCCGCCGTAGGCCGAGAAACGCTTAGCCAAGGAGAGAACATCGGATGACCCTGAAAGAAAGCGCCATCGAACAGCGGCTGATCGACAAGCTCCAGGAACTCAAGTACACCTATCGCCCCGACATCCGCGACAAGGCCGCGCTAGAGCAGAATTTTCGCGCCAAGTTCGAGGCGCTCAACGGCGTCACGCTCAACGATTCCGAGTTCGCACGCCTCCGCGATGAGATCATCACCGCCGATGTCTTCCAGGCCGCCAAGCGACTGCGCGAATACGGCTACTTTCAGCGCGAGGACGGCACCTCACTGCATTACATGCTGGTCAACCTCAAGGACTGGTGCAAGAACGACTTCGAGGTCATTCACCAACTGCGCATCAACACCGACAACAGCCACCACCGCTATGACGTCATCCTGCTGATCAACGGTCTACCGCTGGTGCAGGCCGAACTGAAGACGTTGGGCATCAACCCGCGCCGCGCGATGGAACAGATCGTCGAGTATCGCAACGATCCCGGCAACGGCTACACCAACACGCTGCTCTGCTTCATGCAACTCTTTATCGTCAGCAACCGCGATCAGACCTTCTACTTCGCCAACAACCAAAGCCAGCATTTCGCCTTCAACGCCGACGAGCGTTTTCTACCGATCTACCAATGGGCCGATGTCGAGAATCGCAAGATCACCCATCTCGACGAGTTCGCGGAGCAGTTTCTAGCGAAGTGCACCCTCGGCCAGATGATGAGCCAGTACATGGTTCTGGTCGCCAGTGAGCAGCGGCTACTGATCATGCGCCCCTACCAGATCTATGCCGTCAAGGCCATCGTTGCCTGCATCCACGAGTGTCTGGGCAATGGTTATATCTGGCACACCACCGGCAGCGGCAAGACGCTCACCTCGTTCAAGGCCGCGACCCTGCTCAAGGACAACCCCGACATCGAGAAATGCCTGTTCGTGGTGGATCGCAAGGATCTCGACCGCCAGACCCGTATCGAATTCAACAAGTTTCAGGAAGGCTGTGTCGAGGAGAACACCAACACCGAGACTCTGGTTCGCCGCTTACTCTCGGAAGACTATGCCGACAAGGTGATCGTCACCACCATTCAGAAGCTCGGCTTGGCGCTGGATGAGAACAGCAAGAAGGCCCGGCAGCATAAGGACAAGGGCCAGTTGACCTACAAGGAACGGCTCGCCCCGCTGCGCGACAAGCGCCTGGTCATCATCTTCGACGAATGCCACCGCTCGCAGTTTGGCGACAACCATCAGGCCATCAAAGGGTTTTTCCCCAAGGCGCAACTGTTCGGTTTTACCGGCACGCCCATCTTCAATGATAACGCCAGTTACGAGAAGATCGACGGCACGGTCGGCTCCTACAAGACGACCAAGGACATCTTCGAGAAGCAACTGCACGCCTACACCATCACCCACGCCATTGATGATCGCAACGTGCTGCGGTTTCATGTCGATTACTTCAAAGCCGAGGGCAAGCCCAAAGCGCCGAGTGATGCAGACGCCCAGCCGGCTCCGGCTCCAGCCCCAACCAAGCCCAACAGCGTCAAGCCCGGCCCGGTCGTCGCGCAATCGGCTGTCGTCGAGGCCATCCTCGCTAAACACGATGCCGCGACCAACCAGCGCCGCTTCAACGCCCTGCTGGCTACCGCCTCCATCAACGAGGCCATCGCCTATTACGAGCGCTTCAAGCAGGTGCAGGCTGAACGTCAGGCGACCGCCCCGGACTTTCGCCCGCTCAACATTGCCTGCGTGTTCTCCCCGCCCGCCGAGGGCAATGCGGATGTCAAGCAGTTGCAGCAAGACCTACCGCAGGAAAAGGCCGACAACCAGCAGGAGCCTGAGAAGAAGAAAGCCGCCCTACAGCAGATCATCGCCGACTACAACGCCCGCTATGGCACCAACCACACGTTGAGTGAGTTCGATCTGTACTATCAGGATGTGCAGCAACGCATCAAAGATCAGAAGTACCCCAACAGCGACTACCCGCACAAGCACAAGATCGACATTACAATTGTGGTCGATATGTTGCTGACCGGCTTCGACTCTCAGTACCTCAACACCCTCTATGTCGATAAGCCCCTCAAGCATCACGGTCTGATTCAAGCCTTCTCGCGCACCAACCGCGTGCTCAACGACACCAAGCCTTACGGCAACATCCTCGATTTCCGCGCCCAGCAAAAGGCTGTGGATGAGGCCATCGCGCTCTTCTCCGGCGAGGACAGTCGTCGCGCCCGCAAAATCTGGCTGGTTGATCCGGCCCCGACGGTCATCGAAAAGCTCGATGCCGCTGTGCAGCAACTGGAAACCTTCATGGCCAAGCAGGGGCAGCCCTGCACGCCGGAGGCGGTCAACAATCTCAAGGGCGATGCAGCGCGGGTTGCGTTCGTCAATCACTTCAAGGAGATTCAGCGGCTCAAGACGCAGCTTGACCAGTACACCGACCTGAACGACGCGCAACGTGAGCAGATCGAACAGCACTTGCCGGAAGAGACCTTGCGCGGCTTCAAGGGGATGTATCTGGAGACCGCCCAGCGGCTCAAGGCGCAGCAGGGCACGGGCGGCAACGGCGACGACATCCAGAAGACCATCGAGCAGCTTGATTTCGAGTTCGTGCTCTTTTCCTCAGCGACGATCGACTATGACTACATCATGGATCTGGTTGCGCGCTTCAGTCAGGAGCCGCCCGGCAAGCAGACCATGAGCCGCGATCAGCTCATCAGTCTGCTGCACGCCAACAGCAACCTGATGGACGAGCGCGAAGACATCGTGGCCTACATCAACGCCCTGGAAGCCGGAAAGGGCTTGAGCGAGCAGGCCATCCGTGAGGGCTACCAGACCTTTAAAGCGCAGAAAACGGAGGACGAACTGAGCGCCCTGGCGGATCGGCACGGGTTGGCGCGGGAGGCGCTGCAAGGCTTTGTGACCGGGGTTCTGGATCGCCTGATCTTCGACGGCGAGCAACTCCGTGAGCTATTCGCGCCGCTGGGTCTCGGCTGGAAAGCGCGTGGTCAGGCGGAACGGGCATTGATGGAAGAGTTGACGCCTCTGCTCAAGAAGCAGGCGGGTGGGCGTGAGATTTCAGGATTGGCGGCGTATGAGTGAAGATAGTATGAGCGACGAAAAGACGGGGCTGGTACCGAGGTTGCGGTTTCCTGAGTTTCAGGATGCGGGGGAGTGGGAATTAAGAAAACTCGATGAAATATCTGCCTTAATAAACGAGAGAGCAGGGCACAAGAAACTTACCCCAATGAGCATAACCGCTGGCGTTGGTTTAGTTTCTCAATTAGAAAAATTCGGCAAAGTAATCGCAGGCGCACAGTATCGCAATTATATTGTTATTCAAGACCAAGATTTTGCATATAACAAAAGTGCTACTAAAAATTACCCAGAAGGCTTTATTGATATGTATTCAGGAGCTACGCCGGTAGCAGTTCCAAATAGCGTATTTACATGCTTTAGAGTAGACCGTAAAAGCGCACTTCCTCAATTTCTTTATTTTCAATTCCTGAACAATCTACATGGAAAATGGCTGAAAAATTTCATCACCATAGGTGCACGCGCTCATGGTTCATTGAACATCGATAACCGAGATTTCTTAGCTACGCCGGTCCCCTTGCCAAAAGGCAAGTCTTCTTTACTCGAACAACAAAAAATCGCCTCTTGTCTCTCTTCCCTAGATGCCCTGATCGCCGCGCAAGCTGACAAACTCGATGCCTTGAAAGCCTACAAGTTCGGGCTGATGCAACAGCTTTTCCCCCGTGAGGGCGAAACCGTGCCACGACTGCGCTTCCCCGAGTTTCAGGAGGCTGGTGAGTGGGAGGAACAAAGTCTTGAAGATATGGCTAAAAGAGGTTCAGGGCATACGCCAAACAAGAAAATAGCGAATTATTACAATGGAGGAATACGTTGGGTTTCGCTGGCTGATTCAGATAAATTAGATAATGGATACATCTTTAACACTAAAGTCGAAATATCCGAAGACGGCATCAAAAATTCATCAGCAGTTCTTCATCCTGCGGGCACTGTAATTTTGAGCCGCGACGCAGGAGTTGGGAAAAGCGCTGTTCTTCACTCTCCAATGGCAGTGAGTCAACATTTCATGGCTTGGCAGTGTCATGAATCAAAACTGTCGAATTGGTTTTTTTACTATGCCCTGCAAAAAATGAAGCCATACTTTGAGGCAATAGCGGTCGGCAATACTATAAAAACTATTGGCGCTTCATTCTTCAAAGAAATGACCCTAGTTGCCCCGGCTTTACGAGAACAACAAAAAATCGCCGCCTGTCTTTCCTTTTTCGATATCCTCATCGCAGCCCAGACGGAAAAACTCGACGCTCTCAAAACGCATAAAAAAGGGCTGATGCAACAGCTTTTTCCAAAGTCTCAATCCTAATCAAGAGCCAGCGCCATGCATCACATCGCCATCAACATCAAAGACGACCAACTCGCGGAAAAAGTGTTGTGGTTACTCGAACACTTCAAGCATGACGGTGCCGAAATCGTCTCCATCGAAGACCTTGAAGACTTAAAGGCGCTCCACGCAACACGCGATGAATCATCAATCCCATTCGAGGACTATCTCGCTCATGCGGATTGAACTGCGAAAAAGCGCGATCAAGGACTTGCAACACATCGACACACCTCAAAAACAACGCCTGCACGCGGCAATTAAAACATTAGCCGCCTTTCCAGACGTCCCCAATATAAAAAACTGACGAATTTCGAACCGGCCTATCGGCTGCGTGTCGGCGATTATCGGATTTTGTTCGATGTCGTCGGCGAGACGATCCTCATTGGCCGGGTTCTCCATCGGAGAGAAAGCTACAGATGACCAAAGAACAACTCAGCCAACTCGGTAAAACACTCTGGGGCATCGCCGACCAGCTACGCGGCGCGATGAACGCGGACGACTTCCGCGACTACATGCTCTCGTTCCTGTTCTTGCGCTACCTCTCCGACAACTACGAGACCGCCGCCCAGCGCGAACTTGGCCCCGACTACCCCAAAACGCGCCTCGATGACCGCCGCCCGCCGCTCGCCTTCTGGTACGCCGACAATGCCGCCGACGCGCCCGAATTCGAAAAGCAGATGCGCCGCACCGTGCATTATGTCATTCATCCCGATTATCTCTGGAGCAGCCTCTACGAACGCGCCCGCACCCAAGACACTGAGCTATTGCAAACGCTGGAGCGGTGCTTCGATTACATCGAAAACGAATCCTTTGAAGCGGCGTTCAAAGGACTCTTTTCCGAGATCAATCTCAACTCCGAAAAACTCGGTCGCACCCCCGCCGAGCGCAACAAAAAGCTCTGCACCATCATCACCAAGATCGCCGAAGGCATCGCGCAATTCTCCACCGCCAGCGACATCCTCGGCGACGCCTACGAATACCTGATCGGCCAATTCGCCGCTGGTTCGGGCAAAAAAGCCGGAGAGTTCTACACCCCGCAAACCCTCTCGACCATCCTCTCGCGGATCGTCACCCTCGACAGCCAAGAACCGGCCACCGGCAAAAAGAAGCAACTGAAATCCGTGCTCGACTTCGCCTGCGGCTCCGGCTCGCTCCTGCTCAACGTCCGCCACGAGATGGGCGCAAACGGCATCGGCAAAATCTACGGGCAGGAGAAGAACATCACCACCTACAACCTCGCACGCATGAACATGCTGCTGCACGGGTTGAAAGACACCGAATTTGAGATTTATCACGGCGATTCACTCACCAATGACTGGCCGCTGTTCAACGAGATGAACCCGGCCAAAAAGCTCAAGTGCGATGCTGTCGTTGCCAATCCGCCCTTCAGCTACAAATGGGAGCCGACCGAGGCGCTGGGCGAGGATTTCCGCTTCAAGAGCCACGGCCTGGCCCCGAAATCCGCCGCTGACTTTGCCTTTCTGTTGCATGGTTTCAACTTCCTCAGCGACGAAGGCACGATGGCGATCATCTTGCCTCACGGCGTGCTGTTTCGTGGTGGCGTCGAAGCCCGCATCCGCACCAAGCTCCTGAAAGACGGCCATATCGACACCGTGATCGGCCTTCCGGCCAACCTGTTCTTCTCAACCGGTATCCCCGTCTGCATCTTGGTGCTCAAGAAGTGCAAGAAGCCCGATGATGTGCTGTTCATCAACGCCGCCGAGCACTTCGAGAAAGGCAAGCGCCAGAATGTTCTCAACCCCGAGCACATCGACAAGATCGTCGAGACCTATCAGTATCGCCGGGAAGCGGATCGCTATTCCCGCCGCGTGCCGATGGACGAGATCGAGCGCAACGACTACAACCTGAACATTTCGCGCTATGTCAGCACGGCCGAAGCCGAGGAAGAGATTGATCTTGACGCGATACATCGGCAGTTGGTCGCGGTGGAAGCGACCATCAAAACCGCCCAAGCGCAGCACAACACCTTCCTCAAGGAATTGGGCTTGCCGCTGCTGCCTGATGTGGTCGATGATGCAGAAACGTGCGCTGGGTTCGCGGCTGACTGATTCGACCTGCCATGCTCGCCGCATCCGCGACCATCTGAGCCCTTTCCCTCACAATCTCCATCTTTGGCGCGCGGTTTCGGTGGGGCAATGCGCGAGCATGAACCTCTACACACTCCACTCCACCTAACCCAACTGGTTCGTCCGCCCTAAGCCCCAAGAACCCCGCCCCCGAGCGGGGTTTCTCGTTTCTGGGGCAGCCCCACTCCCCCGCCCCGCACACTCCCCCGCTCCGATCCACCTCGCAACGATAGAGGTCAACCATGCGCGAACTCTGCGTCGACCTGGAGACGCACTACGCCTCCGACTACAGCTTGAAGACGCTCTCCAGCGTCGAATACGTCCGAGATCCCCGCTTCTTGATCCACGGCATGGCCGTGCTCGACGACGGCAAAGCTCCGTTCTGGGTGCCAGGCGCTCAGCTCCAGGACTTCGTCGCCAAGATCGACTGGGCCGACACCCGGCTCATCAGCCATACCTACTTCGACTCGCTGGTTCTCTGCGACCGGTTCGGCGTGCGACCGGCTGAGTTCGTCGACACCGCGGGCCTCGCACGAGCGCTCATCGGCGGAGACGCTGACCTCGCCCGCTTGATGCCGCTCCTGGATCTTGGCGAGAAGGGCGACGACCTCAAGGAGACCAAGGGGCTGCGCCAGCTCCCCATGCATCTCTACGACCGTCTGGCCTCCTACGCCCTAAACGACGTCATGGGTTGCTGGGGCATCTACCGCCTGCTCTACCCCATGCTCCCGGACGTCGAGAAGAAGCTCTTGAGTCTGACCGGCCGAATCTCCTCGATCGGAGTGCTGAGAATCAACCACGAGGTTATCAGCGCCGGGCTCCAAGAGCTGGAAGCTGAGCAGCAGCGCGTGATCGACGCCTCTGGCGTACCGGCCTCGGTGCTGAGATCCAACCAGCAGTTCTCGGCCTATGTGCGAGACACCCTGGGCCTGGAGCCGCCCACCAAGCTCAATGAGAAAGGCCAGGAGATCGGGGCGTTCTCGAAGAACGACATCGAGTTCAACCGGTTCAGAGCCCAGCACCCGGAGCTTGAGCACGTCTGGAAGGCCAAGCTCGCGGCTATGTCGAACTCCGACATCAAGCGAGCCCAGCGCTTCAAGAACATCTCCAAGCTCGGAGATGGAACGCTCCCCATGCTTCAGAACTACTGGGGCGCTCATACCGGGCGGGCGAGTGGCGGCGGCGGCTTGAACGTCCAGAACCTGGTGCGAGGCTCGGCCACCCGGCTCTGCCTCGAAGCCCCGCCTGGGTACCAAGTCCTGGTCGCCGACAGCTCGAACATTGAGCTGCGCGTGAACGCCTGGTTCGCCGGACAGGAAGACGTGCTCCAGGTGCTCAGAGACGGCGGCGACGTCTACTCACACGTTGCCAGCGCTCACTTCGGGTACAAGGTGACGAAGAAGACGCACCCGGACGAACGTCAGTTCGGGAAACTCCTCTCCCTGGGTCTCGGGTTCTCGATGGGCTGGAAGAAGTTCCAGACCGTCTGCGCGCTGGGCTTCATGGGTGCCCCACCCGTCCGCATGACCGACGAGGAAGCCTACCAGACCGTCATGACCTGGCGGCGCAACAACCACGCCATCGTGGCCATGTGGAAGACCCTCGGCGAGCTGATTCCGACCATGCTCGACGAGAACAACCACACGGTCCTTGGCCCCGTGGTGCTCAAGCACGAGTGCGTCGAGATGCCCAACGGCACGCACCTCCTCTACACCGGGCTCAAGTGGGACCACGAGACGGAGTCCTGGCGCTACATGGGGCACCACAAGCTGACCCCTGGGCTCTTCGACGAGAACATCGTGCAGTCCCTTGCTCGGCACATCGTCTTCGAGCAGAAGCTCCAGATCGACGCCCTGGACGGCGTGACCGTCGTCGGCAGTACCCACGACGAGGTCATCGCCATCGCCCCCACGGACCGAGCGCCAAGCGCTATGGACGAGATGCTCGCCATCATGCGCCAGCCACCGAGCTGGGCACCTGACCTGCCGCTCGATGCCGAGGGCGGTTGGGCACAGAACTACTCTAAATGACCCTACTGGCCACGGACGGCCTCGGAGATCCCCATGACCCCCGATGAATGTCTCGACCACTACCGGGAGACCGGTTGTGTGGAGTTCTACGCGCCGATCCCTGAGCACTACACGCAGAGCAACCGAACCGTCAGTGCCTACATCACGATCCTGGAGCGGTTCCTCAGCGCCGAGTGCCAAGCGCTGAGAATCGACCCTGAGGAACTTGACTGGTTCCCGTATTAGGGCAGCCCCAAGCGCCGAGCACGCAGCATAAGCGCCGAGTTCCGCAACCTTTGCACGACGACCATGAATCGACATTCGCCTCATGACATGACCACGCGCCCGATCTACACCCGAAGCCCTAAAGAAGCCGCTCGCGATTACGTCCCTACCTACCCTGTCTTCTACGACCCAAGCGCCTGGCGCCCGCGCATAGAAAACGCGCCCTTGGGGATGCCCACGCGCGACCCCCGAGATCATGGCGCGTTGCCCACCAACCTGGAGATTGGCCAATGAGCTACCGCTACCTCCAAAGCGTCGACCGGATGCGCGAGGAGATCGAGGAAACCTGGGAGGTACGGGATCTCGTCAACGCGATCTCGCGCAAACCGAAGCTCCGGTACAACCTCGATCTGATCATTCACGAGCTGGCTACCCACATCTGCCACGACCGTCGACGCGACATCCAGGAGTACCACGCCGAATGCCGGACCCAATGACCAAGCCCTCGTGCCAGGAGCTGAGATCCGCGCTCCTGGAGCTGCTCGACGGGATCGTCAACGCCGATGAGCTGATGTTTGTCACCGGTCTCGATCGCCAGACGTGCGAAGGCATCCTGCAACTACGCGAGCACCTGTTATGCACCAGCCCGGAGTAATGGTCGACATCGAGACGATGGGCACCAGCCCACGCGCCGCCGTGCTCTCGATCGGCGCCTGCTTCTTCGATCTAGGCGCTGAGCCCGGAGAGGTCGTCTCGACCTTCGCCGCCAATATCAGCTTGGAGAGTAACCATCGCGCCGGTCGCGCGATCGAGCCGAGCACCGTGCTCTGGTGGCTGAGTCAGTCGAAAGACGCGCAGAACGCTTTCCTCGCGGGGCCGCACGAGGCGCTCAGAGCTGCGCTCACGCGGTTCAACGCCTGGCACCAGGCGCTCAGCCCGGTGCCGCATCGCGTCTGGGCCAAAGATCCTGACTTCGACGTCGTGATCCTGCGCGATGCCTTCCACCAGGAGAACATCGTGTTCCCCTTCAAATACTTCATGTCGCGGTCAGTGAGGACGATCCTCGATCTCGCCTTCGGCGACGAGATCCCAGCGCCTCCCAACCCAGGCGTGGCGCATAGCGCGACAGACGACGCCGTCAAGCAGGCGGCGCTGGTGCAGATGGCGTACAGACAGCTCGGCGTCGACTGAGTGTGGCTGTTACGAATTCACCCTGGCATCTGCTCCCCATAAAACAATTTTTTGAAATCACAAAAGAGGTACTTCACAACTAAACAGAAAATAAATGTAACAAGTGTTTCTCAAAGCAAACCAAGCACTTAGCCGTTACGAAGTTACGCCAAGCCCCAAGCGCGAAGTCCAAGCCCCTCGACGCTCAGCTCCAAACCCTCAATTCTCAGCGAGAGCCGTAACATGCCCAGCTTCACCAAGACCGCCTACTACTCCGACTACGAGACGACCGTCAGCCTCGACGTCGAGTTCGACGAGACCTTCGAGATCGACCCGACCGAGTATGTCGAGTCCTGCACCAAGCGCGAGTGCGGCGAGCTGCTCGACGCCATCGTCAGCGAGAACAACCTCCACGATGTCTTCCAGCACGCCGACGAGGACACGCTCAGCACCTTGGCCGAAGCGCTCAGCGTCACGCGCCAAGCGCCCCCGCCGAGCGTACCGATTCCTGACCTCAACCTGAGCAGTTCCGACATCGCCCGCATCCCAGGGCACATGCTGGCCGACAACATCACCTGGCAACAGCTCCTCGCGATCCTGCTCACGCTCCCGTACGGACGCCGAGCCGCCCTCGAAGAAGCCTGGGATAAGCTGGCCCCCTACAACAAGAACGAACTGGCGACCGCGCTCGGCCTCTCGACCGCACCCCCGCGCACTGAGCCCGTCGACGATGCCCTGGAGCTGCTCTCTGACGTCGACCGCAACCGCCTGCTCGGACTGCCGGACACCACGCTCGACCACCTGCGCACGCTTCTGACCGAAGCCTAAGCAGCCCCACTCCCCCGTTCTTCACACTCAGCGCCGAGCCCCAAGAGCTCGGCGTTCGTTTTCGTGCGCCCTGCAAAACGCACAGCACTCAGCACCAAGAGCCAAGCACCATGAAGCAACCCTGCACGATCCAGCCCTGCACCTGTAAGCACCCCCAGCAGGACGCCCTCCACGGGCCTCAGATGCGCGTTCACAACCCCACGCGCAAAGCCACCAAGCCTGAACAGCCTCCGGTCGTCCGCTGCTCGGTCTGCGGTACCGAGCGCAACGCCGTCAGCCACTGACCCTCAACGCCCCATCCATAGCCCGTCAACACAGGAGACACACCCATGTCCGCGATGTTCGTAAAGGTCGTTCGAGTCCCAGGCGCCGTGTCCGAAGTCTGCCTGCCTGAAGGCGCCACCGTCGAAGACGCCCTGACCGCCGCCTCGATCACTCCGTCCAGCTCGGAAGAGATTTCCGTGAACGGTCATCCGGTCGTCGTTGGCCACCCACTCAACGACGGCGACCGTCTGATCCTCGCCAAGCAAGCTAAGAGCGCGAGCTAAGCCCCACGCGCCAAGCCCCGAGCCCCGAGCGCTCGGGGCATCCACCACCCACCCAGCACCCACAACAAAGAGAGAAAACACCATGACCATGTTCGTCAAGATCGTTCGCGTTCCGGGTTCGGTTTCTGAGATCGCTCTGAACGACGGCGCCACCGTCGCCGACGCCCTGGCAGCGGCCGACATCACCCCGTCATCGAACGAAGAGCTGACCGTCAACGGTCACGCCTCGGCCCAGGACGCCACCCTGAGCGACGGCGCGCGGATCGTGCTCGCCAAGGCCGCGAAGAGCGCCGCCTAAGCCCACAGCGCCAAGCCCCAGGACTGAGCGCCTGGGGCGCCCACTCACCCGGAGAACCTTGATGGACTACATCGGCCACTACTTCATCGACACCTTCCTCGCCAAAAACCTCCCACCGGCTGATCGCGACTTCGCCGTGTGCAAGATCGTGGCAGTCCACTGTGACGATGGAGCCAGCCTCATCGCCGAGAACCCTGAGACGGACCAGCTCTGGCTCACCGAGCGCTCGTTCCTCGAACCCATCACTGAGGACGAGGCTGACGAAGCCTGTTTGCGACTGGCTCAAGGATCTGCGGAGACCCTGGAATGAAAGCCCAGCTCATCCTCACCGTCGAGTACGCCCCAGGCACCACGCCTGCGTCCCAGCTCCTCGACCTGCTTGAAGCCATCGCTCAGCGCGCGGCGGGCGAAGGGCTCTTCACTGGCGAGACCGACGCCGAGGTCGACCACTGGGTCGCTCATGCACGGGTGCCGCCGCCCGACTCCCGCTGGGCCGACGCCCCGGACTGGGCGCACTGGTTGGCAATGGACATGGACGGTGACTGGTTCTGGTATGCGCACCGCCCCGAGCCCATTGGCGGCGAATGGATCAGAACCCAAGGCCCAGTGCTTCGAGCCCCTAGACCCCGGCACCCGATCCATTGGACTCACACCCTCGAACCCAGACCCAAGAACCCAGCATGACCGAAGAAGAACTGCGCGAACACGTCAAGGCACTCGCCCAGAACACCGGAGGCTACGCCAAGCTCGTCGAGCAACTCAGCCTCCCCTACCACCCGACCCACATCGGCTCGATCGCTCGCGGCCAGCGCCAAGCCCCTCGCGCCTTGCTCCGAGCGCTTGGCCTCAAGCGCGTCGTCCGATACCAGCCCATCGAGGAGACCACTCCATGCTCGTATTCCTGACCATGCTCATCACCTTCCTGACGGGCGTCGGGATGTCGCTGGCGATGGCCGACAAGGACGGAGGCCACGCGCTGATCTATCTCACCGTGCTCGTCGCCTACATCGCCCAAGTCATCTACGCCGACGTTCGCTAGGAGACCCCCAATGCCCGCCGAACTCTACGTCGACATCACCGCCGAGGTGACCCTCCGCGAGCTCAGTCTCGCCTTCTGGGAGCTCTCTCGGGATGAGCAACTGGAAGTGTTCCAAGAGCTCGTCAAAAACAGCCACTACACCCTCGAAGAACTCGTGGAGGAGCTCCGTGGATGAAAACTTCTACCAAGGACTGCTCGATGAGGGCATCGCGCTGCAACAGATCCTGCGCGACTTCAACCCGAACCTCGGCCCGGCGCTCCCGCTGCTGATCCGCGCCGCCGACTACATCGACGTCCTGGAACGCCAACTCACGTTCCACATGCCCGTTCACAAGCGCCGCTTCCAGATCATCGGAGCCGCGCTCGACGATGCACACCGTCTCTGCGAACACGTCACCGAGCTCTCAGAACTATGTACCCGACTCCAAGACAAGCTGCACAGTCTCGACCCGCCTATCCGTTGATTCAAACCGCTCGGATCGCCGAGCTCAGCGACTACCCCTACCTGGCCTGGTACGCCCTCGAAGGCGTGCATGTCTCAATCCAGGACGGGCGCGTCCACCGGGTTCGGGACGGGCAGCCGGTCGGCAACAAGACCATCCACAAGCGCTTCGGGCTCGAAGCGCTGCACCAGATGGACGGCATCCTCACCGTGCGCAGCGGCAAGGACATCGACGTCCTCGACATCGAGGCCATGCTCGACCAGTACATGCACCCGCTGACACCGGTCAGCAACCTCTTCGTGCTCGACAACGAGAACTGCCTCTTTCTCGAACCGCGACTCAACAGCGTCCGCCGCGCCGTGCAGCGCGTCGGCGCCCAGCGCGTCAAGCCCGCGCACGGCTTCATCCACCACGACCCCGAATCCGTGCAACGCCACCTCGAACGCGCCCACTACAACGACTACCGGGGGCTCTACCTGCGCCCTGAAACCGATACCGACACACTGATCCTCGTTACCGAGTAACCGCCATGCTCAGCACACTGCGCCATCAGGAAATCTTCAACCCTCGCGACCACGACACCGGCATCACCATCGTCGGCGCCGGGGCGGTCGGCTCCCGCGTCTTCGCCACCCTGGTCGAGCTCGGGCTGACCCGGATCAAGGTCTTCGACCCCGATCGCGTCGAGGAGCACAACCTGGCCAATCAGCTTTTCATGCACCGTGACATCGGTATCCCCAAGACCGAAGGACTCTTCGACTGGGCCGTGCGCAAACTCGGCTGCTCGCCGACTCATGTACCCAAGGGGATGGTCTTCCGGCCCGTCGCCGTCACCCCCGAGTCTATCCACGAGCTCGACGGCACCGTCTTTCTGCTGGTCGATAGCCTCGAAACCCGGCGCCAGCTCGTCGAAGCCCTCCCCACGCCCTGCTTCGACATCCCGCGTGTCATCGACACGCGCATGGCCGCGACGCATGGCGTGATCTACACCTTCAACCCCTCGGACGAGGAGCAACGCGCTCAGTACCTCGCCACCCTGGGCGCGGACGAGGACGCCGAGGTATCGGCCTGCGGCTCACCCTTCAGTGTGGCCCCAACCGCCGCGCTGATCGCCAATCTCGCCGTGTGGCAGTTCATCAACGCCAAGACCAACCCTGAAGGCGCCAGCGCCATCATCAAGGCGTATTTCAAGCCGCTCATCGTCACCACGGCTGAGTGGTCGCGCTAAGCCCCTAGCCCCAGGCGCCGAGTCCCGGCGCCTCATTCCTGGAGCCCAACATGCCCAAGATCGCTTTCCAGAACTCCAACGTGCCCGCCGTCACGCCCTTGTACCCAGCGCCAAGCGCTGAACCCCCGATGGTGCTCTTCACGATCGAGGCCGAGCTCACCGTGCGCCATCTCGTGCGCGCGATGGACGTCGAGGTGGCCTGGTTCGGCCTCGTGCGCTACGAGGAAGACCTGGACGCCTATGTCGTCTACAAGATCCTGATCCCCGAGCAGGAAGTCACCGCCGCGACCGTCGACATCACCGCCAACGCCATCGCGCAACTCACCGGGGAGATCCTGGACGCCGGGGATGACCCGAGCCACCTGCGCTACCACGGGCACAGCCACGTCAACATGCCCGCCTCGCCCTCGCCCACCGACCAGGAGCACCTGAGCGACTACCTCGAACACACCGACTGGTTCATCCGCGAGATCCGCAACAAGAAGGGCGACTACAAGCTCGACGTCTTCGACAAGCGCCAGGGCGTCGTCTTCCAGTGTGTCCATCGGGACGTCTACGAACATCTGCGCGACATCGACTTCTTCGACGCCCTCGATGAGCTGATCGATGCGCGCGTCATTGAGCGTCGCGCCAAGCCCCCGGTCTTCAATGCCCGGAACTTCACGATCAGCTCCAAGCGCCAGGAGCCCCGGCTCGACGAGATCATCACCTACGACGACCTCGAAGATCGCTTTTACGCCCAACTCAGCGACCCGTTTTTCGTGAAAGGAAACTAACCCATGCCATTTGCCTACGAACTTGCCTGGACCGATCCGAACTACCAGCGTTTGAAGAACAGCGTCGAAGCCTACGAGCGCTCCTACGCGGAGACCCATGCGCTCGTGGCCCGGCACGAGGCCCAAATCCAAGACTTTCAGTCCTGGCATCAGCTCCTCGATAACACCCTAAACCAGCACATCCCCGACGACACCGAAAACCACCACGGACAGCAGTTCATCGCCAACGTGCGCGGCACCCTTAACAACCTGGTCGAGAACGCCATAGGGCAGCACCGTCGCACCAAGTACCACTTAGGGCAAGTCATCGTCGAACTGACGAACACTCGGGAACAACTGCGCCGCTACCCGTCCGGCTTCCAGGGCGAGCAGCGTGTCACCAAAGCGGATCTCACCAGAGCCCTCACGGGACTCCCGAACCTCAAGCCGGGGAGTATCGCCACAGGGTACGCCCCTTATGGCGTCCCCTTCGTCCGCTGGGTGTTCACGGGTCTGCTCATGCGGCCAGACCGTAACCCGTACGCCTGGCTCCGAGGACTCGGCGCGGGGAGCATCCCATCGTTCCCACTCCAGGACGTCCAAGTCAGTCTCCGCCTGACGGATGGCACCGTTCACCTGGCTCCAGTGCGCGGCCAGCGGGACCAAGCGCCGTTCTCCTGGGACAACCAGAACCGGGTCCACCCGCATATCCTCGGCAACGACGAACCCTGTCTTGGGGACTTTGCAGGCCCGTTCCGCGAGGCACTCCATGAACTCGAATGGGTGTCGGTCTACACCTACCTGCGCCTGTTCCTTGAACGGGCCATCGTGGACGACACGGCCGGGGCCAAGTGGATTCGCCCGTTTGAGAGCACGCTTTCAGCGCGCAACCTCGCCTACACCGCAGACAGCGCCTACAGCTTTGACGAGCCCTCCCACGGGTACTTCATCGTCGAGACCACCCCCGGTTGCTTCGAGCTCCATGTCCGGGACTCCCTGAACTTCTTCGCCGGAAACCTCCTCAGCACCACGCCCCTGGAGCTGAGAGGCCGTCGCTTCCAGGAAGCCGCGACGATCTAAGCCCCGCAGCCCCTGAAGCTCCATTGGTAGGCTGATCGCCCGCCTACCTTTGGAGTGCTTCATGCTGCTGTCTCACACCGAGCTGCTCGATCTCGTCGATCAGCGCGTCATCCAGAACACCACCCATGACAACGTCAACGGCGCCTCCATCGACGTGCGTCTTGGCGCCACGCTCCTGATCGAGCGCCTGTACCCAAGCGACCAGCGCCCAATCGTCAATCTTGCCGCCCGCGAGTCCCCTGTGCTCATCCCCAAGCCGCTCGACCTCTACAACGGCTGGGTACTCGAGCCCGGTGACTTCGTACTCGCCGCCACCGTCGAGACCTTCCACCTCCCTAACGACCTCTGCTGCGAGTTCAAGCTCAAGTCCAGCGTCGCGCGCTCCGGCATCGAGCACTCGCTGGCCGGTTGGGGCGACCCCGGCTGGAGCGACGCCACCCTGACCCTGGAGCTCAGAAACACGCTCCAGCACCAGGCGCTGCGCCTGGAACCCGGCATGAAGATCGGCCAGGTCATCTTCTGGCGTCTCAACACCCCGGTCCCCGACAACGCCTCGTACTCAAAGCGCGGTCAATACAATGGGCAAAAACTCCCGCAACCCAGCAAGGGCATCCGCTGACCCTGAGCGTGAACTGCGTCGACTCCGCCGCGATAACGAACAGCTACGCGCCCGTTTGAGCTGTGCGATCGACAAAGAAATCACCCTCCTTGATCGGCTGATTCAGTACAAGCAGACCCTCAAAAAACACGGATTGGAGGTTCCATGACCGCCCTCGCCACCCACGCTAAAACCCGCGCGCCCTATCGAATCATTGCCCACGCTGTCGACTGCACCAATGCCCGCGACGGGACGCCGGTCATCATCTACTGCAACTACGACGGCGAGCTCTTCGTCCGCGAAGCCCGTGAGTTCCACGAGAAATTCACGACCATCGACGAAGCGAACTCCACCCGCGACTGGCCCGACGCGCTGGAGGTTTGCTGATGTCCCTGGAATGCAACACCCCAACCGCCGAAACCGACCCGCATGGCCGCGACCCCCACGCGCCAGGCGCCAAGCTCGACGCGCACAAGCCCCGTACCGGACTCGTGCTGCTCGGGTTCAACCGTGCCCTGACCGAGGTCGCGCGCGTCGGTACCTTCGGCGCGAACAAGTACACCGACCACGGCTGGCTCTCGGTTCCCAACGGACGCGAGCGCTACACCGACGCGCTCCTGCGCCACCTGCTCACCGACGAGTCCCACGATCCCGACTCAGGACTCTTGCACGCGGCGCACGCTGCCTGGAATGCACTCGCCAGACTTGAGCTCCAGCTTCGCCAATAACGGGAGAGCCCTCGTGTTCATCGATTTTCTCTACGCCCAAGGTCCGATCACCAAGGAGTACCGCGCGGATGCCTTCGGTGTGCAGGAAATCCCTTACCCGATGATCAAGGACTTCCGCAGCGATCGGCGTCCCGTCCCCGATATCGACGCCTTCTTTGCGGAAGTCCAACGCGCCGCCGACCAGCAAGGCGTCCTCCTCAAGGGACTCCTCGATCGGCCGCTCAACAACGAGTCGCGTGCGGGTCACACCAACCCGCACTCACCGACCCAGTGGATCTGCCTGGACTTCGACTTCTCCGAAGGCTTCGAGTCGGTCGACCATGCGCTCAACGCCCTCGACCCGGCGCTGAGCCATGTGTCCTACGTCTTCCAGCACAGCGCCTCGGCGGGGATCACCCGTCCCGAGGGCTTGCGCGGGCATGTCTTCATCCTGCTCGACAAGCCCGTGCTGCCCAGCATCATCAAGGAATGGACGAAGTCCCGGAACCTCACCGTCCCAGGGCTCAAAGACCAGCTCAGCCTCACCGCCAACGGGCTCAGCCTCAAGTACCCGCTCGATGTCACCACCAACCAGAACGACAAGCTGCTCTACATCGCGCCGCCCATCGTTCACGGGCTGGAAGATCCGCTCGCCGGTCGCCGGATTCGGCTGGTCACCAAGACCCACGCCGTCGCTTCGCTCAAGTTCCACGTCGACGCCGCCGCCACCGGCGCGCGCATCACCGAACACGTCAACGCGCTACGCAAAGCGGCCGGGCTTCGCAAGCGCACGGCGCGCACCAAGTTCGTCAACGACTACGAGATCCTGACCAACCCCGAACGGGCGCTCGTCACCGGGGTTCAGGAAGCTCGCGGCTTCGTCTATCTCAACCTCAACCACGGCGACTCCTGGGCGTACTACTTCCCCAAGGACAACCCCGAGATCCTGCGCAACTTCAAGGACGAGCCCTTCGTCCGGCTCAAGGACATCGCCCCCGATGTCTATGCGCAGTACACCCGAAGCGCCTCGGCCCAAGATCCGAGCTCCGGCACCACGCTTCCGCTCGTCTTCCGCGATCGGGAGACCGACACCTACTTCACCGCGGCCTATGACACCGAGGCCAACACCATCGAGCTTTGGCCGGTCAGCAACGTCCAGAAGTGTCAGCACTACATGGCCCAGCGGGGCGCCGAAGCCCCCGAGATCATTGAGGACTGGGACGTTCGATTCGATCCGACCGACCCGCGCGTCATCGACGTCGATGAGCGCTGGGTCAACGTCTTCAAACCCACGCGCTACCTCACGGAGAACTATGACCCCGTTGACGACATCCCGCCGACCATCGACCGCGTGCTCAACTCCCTGCTCTCAGAGCCGGACGCCAAGCAGCATTTCCTGAACTGGCTGGCCTTCATCTTCCAGTACCGCGAGAAAACCCAGACCGCTTGGGTCTTCTTCGGCACCACGGGCACCGGCAAGGGTTTGCTGTTCGAGCGCATTTTGCGGCCCCTTTTCGGGGACGAGTATGTTGTGCCCGTGCTCACGCCCAATATCGAGGAGCACTACAACGGCTACCTGGAGAAGGCGCTCATCAACTGGCTGGATGAGTTCAAACTCTCCGAAAGCGCGCACTCCGACAAGATCATGGACAAGCTCAAGAACATGATCACGGAAACCCGTACCTCAATTCGCAAAATGCGAGCCAATGCGGTCACGCGCAAGCTCTACAACAACGTCATCATCGCCACCAATCACAATGACCCGCTCCCGATCGAATCCAATGACCGACGATTCAATGTCGCGCCACCTCAACGCCGGGCACTGCTGATCTCAGTCGATGAGGTCGAGCGCATTGACTCCGAGCTCGATGACTTTGCCGCGTTCCTCGCCAACTATCGTGTCGACCGGCAAGCCGTCACTCGACCCCTTGAAAACCAGCACCGCAAAGACGTCATCCGCCATGCGCAGAACAGCAGTCACGCCTTCTTCCATGCCCTCAAGATCGGCGATCTCGACTACTTCCTGCAATTCATCGATGGCGACTCCAAGACCCGCCAGGGGCTCCCGGATCTCGCCTACAAGGAATACTTCTCGATCGTCAGTGATTGGGCCAAGTCCCCGGAACCGATCGATCGCATTCCCCGTGATGACCTGAACAAACTCTACAACTACCTCCAGGGCAAGAACTTCTCACCCGCGAAGTTCACCCGGATGCTGACCATCCACGACCTCGAAGTGAAACCGGCCCGCTTCAACGGCCAGCTCATGAGAGGACTGATCCTCGAAAAACCACTCATCAGCACGCAGAGAAACTATGAACCAAGTAGCCACGCAAACATCGTCCGACTCGGAGATTCTCGACCCAGACCGGGCGTCGCTGCTGACCATAGCCTCGCTCGATGCGCTGATGACGATGCTCAAGAATCCGGGACTTGACCCCCGCTGCGATGATCTCGGGGAGCTCGCCGCCCGGCATGTGCGCCGGGTCTTCGAGCTCACCCACAGCGCTCAGCCCTACGACGACGACCCGCACGCCCCGGCCATCTACCACTGAACGATACGGCATCGCCCAGCGGGAGGTGGCGTCAATAACGCCCGCCGTCCAAGCCGTAGCACTCCAGCTTCATGCACCTCCGCACGGTGATTGGACCGAATGGCGCACGTCACGCGCCGTCCCACACTACTCCGGTACACCGCCATGACACCACGCATCTACGTCGCCTCGCTCTCCGATTACAACAACGGCGTCCTCCACGGCACCTGGATCGATGCCGATCAGGACGCTGACATGATCCAGGACGAGATCAACGACATGCTGGCCGAATCCCCCACGGCCGAGAAATACGGCGAGCCTGCCGAGGAATGGGCAATCCATGACTACGAAGGCTTCCCCAGTCTCCACGAATACGAATCCATCGCAACCGTCGCCGCCTATGGACAAGCGCTCGAAGAGCACGGCGACGCCATGCGCGCGTTCCTCGGAATCTACGAAGGTGATGCCGACGACCTCGTCGACAGCTTCCAAGACCGCTACCGGGGCCAATACAACTCGCACGAAGACTTCGTCTACGACTACCTCGAAGAGACCGGGATGTGGGCTGAAATCCCCGAATGGGCGCAGCCCTACTTCGACTGCGAGCACTATTGGAACGGCGACCTGCGCTTCTCGGTCACCGAAATCGACGGCCACTACTTCTGGGACAACTGACCATGACGCCTGCGCAATTCCCTGAGTCCGAATGCCTCAAGACCTGCTCCTTCTCCGCGCTCAAGCTCTATGAGCAGTGCCCCTATGCCGCACACCTGAAATACATCCGCCGCCTGCCCACGCCTGAGCCCCTGGAATCGAGCCCGTTGATCCGGGGACAGCGCGTTCACGAGTACGCCGAGAACTACATCCGCGGCACCACAGAGACCCTGCACAAGAGCCTGGAGCAACTCAGCCAGCGCTTTGAACTCCTGCGCGAGTTCTATGGCGAGGGCAAAGTCCTGGTCGAGGAAGAATGGGCGCTGACACGAGAACTGGAGCCGTGCGCCTGGAACGCCGACACCGTCTGGCTGCGCTGCAAGGCCGACGCCGTGATCCTGCACGACCCGCTCACCGCCACCGTCATCGACTTCAAGACCGGGCGGCGCTTCGGCAACGAGATCAAGCACAACCAGCAAGCCCAGCTCTACGCGGCGCTAGCGTTCTTCCTGTTCCCGTCGCTCACCGACATCACCACTCAGCTCTGGTACACCGACGAGAAAGGGCTTGTGGCCGAGAAGCACATCCAGCGCATCAAGGGTCAGGAGCTTTTCAACAAGTTCATCGACAAGTTCCGCGCCATGACCAGCGCCACGCGCTTCCCGCCGCGTCCTAACGTCATGAACTGCAAGTGGTGCGACTACGGAACCCAGAAAGGCACCGGAGACTGCACCTTCGCCGTGGAGCCCCTGTAATGTTCGGAATCCCCATTCCCCCGCCCTACGAACACCAGCGCGCCACCACCGACTTCATCCTGGACAAGCGCCGGGTGTTCGTGGCCTCAGACCCTGGGACCGGCAAGACCCGTGCTGTGCTCGAAGCGCTGAGCGCTTGGCGCCGGGCGCCTGGTGCTGGTACCGCGCTCATCCTGGCCCCGAAATCCATCCTGGAAGCCGCCTGGGGCGCTGACTGCAAGCGCTTCACCCCAGAACTGCGCTACTCCGTGGCCTACGCCCATAACCGCGTCAAGGCGTTCCAGCGCGAAGCCGACATCTACCTGACCAATCACGATGCCGCGTCCTGGCTGCTCAAGAACATCGATCTGCTCAAGGAGGCCGACATCAAAGCCGTGATCGTCGACGAGTCGACCGCCTTCAAACACCACACCAGCGCCCGGAGCAAAGCGCTGCGCAAGCTGATCGAGGCGCTCGACCCCGAGATCCGCCTGATGATGACGGGCACCCCGAACACCAACGACCCGCTCCACATCTGGCACCAGATCCTGCTGATCGACGACGGCGAGCGCCTGGGCCGCAGCTACTTCAAATTCCGGCAGGCGCTCTGCACCCCGGTGCCGATCGGCCGCACCAGCCACTTCAACTGGGAGCCCAAGCCGGAAGCCAACGAGGTGATCGCCGACATGATCGACGACATCACCATCCGCTACCGCTTCGAGGACTGCATCGACATCCCGCCCAACGTCGAGCACACCGTCCCCTACCAGCTCACGCCGACCGTGCGCGACGCCTACGAGGCCCTGCGCAAGGACGCGATCCTGGAGCTGGAGACCGGCACCGTGACCGCGATCAACGCCGCCGTGCTCCACAACAAGCTCATGCAGGCCAGCGCTGGAGCGGTCTATTACGAGTCCGACCAGGCGCATTACCTCGACCAGGACCGCTACGAACTCGTCCGCGAACTCATCGAGCAGCGCCAGCAATGTGTCGTGGCCTTCTGGTGGGCGCACCAGCGCAACCAGCTCAAGCACACCCTCGACACCGCCAAGATCCCCTACGCCGTGATCGACGGCTCGGTCAACGACGCCGAGCGCTTGCACGCCGCTGAACGCTTCAACGCCGGAGAGATCCGAGTGATCCTCGCGCACCCGCAATCCGCCGCCCACGGCCTGACGCTGACAGCCGGAACCACGACCATCTGGCCGAGTCCGATCGCCAACGCGGAACTCTACCTGCAATTCAACCGGCGCATTTACCGCGCGGGGCAGACGAAGAAAACGGAGACCCTCGTCGTCATTGCCGACGACACCATCGAACAGGCGACGTTCCTGCGCTGCCAGGATCGACTCGCTGCCCAACAATCCATCCTCGAAATGCTCAAGGAGTCCCTATGACCCTCGGCCAACTCATCGACGACCTCAAGATCCGTCGTGATCAAATTCGCATTCTTCAGAAAACCATCGACGCCGCCAAGGAGGAATACGAGCACCTGGAACGCGACATTATGACCAAGCTCAACGAGCAAGGGCTGACCAATTCACGTTCAAATCTGGCGATTGCCACCATCACTGAACAAACCGTGGCGAACGTGAATGATTGGGATGCCTTCATGGACTACGTCTTCACGAACGACGCCCGACATCTGCTTCAGCGCCGAATTGCCTCCCGCGCAGCCCTCGAAGAAATTGAAGACAATGGCGAAGCGATCCCCGGACTCGCCCTGACCAAGCTCACCAAACTTGGTCTTCGTTCCCTCTAACTCCCCGTCACTCCCCATGAACATACTCAACACACAGAGACCTGTTATCCATGAGCACTGCACTGGCTACTATCAAAGAACGCATCAAAGCCGAACTCGAAACCGCCAAGAAGTCTTTCGAGGTTCCGGCCCGCCCGAAAATCAGCCTCCAGAACAAGAAATTCACGCTGCCCAACGGCATCGCCAGTGCCCAGCCGATCAACGTCGTCATCGTCGACTGGCGCAACACCCGCACCCTCTACACCGGTCCGTTCAACCCCAACAACCCGCAGACACCGAAGTGCTTCGCCATCGCCAAAGCACTCACTGACCTCGCGCCTCACGAGCAGTGCCTAGACCCGCAAGCGGCCTCTTGCGCCGAGTGCCCGCACGACCAGTGGGGCTCAGACCCCGCTGGCGGCAAAGGCAAAGCCTGCAAGAATTCCGTGCGCCTGGCCGTCGTCCCAGCCTCGACGCTGGATGGGGAGAGCGCCCAGATGTACGCGCTGGATATCCCGCGCACGAGCATCCGCAACTGGGAAAGCCTCGTCTCACGCCTGAGCGACAACGGCCAGCTACCGATCGAGTACATCGTGGAGATCGCCTTCAGCGCCGATGCCGCGTACCCGACGCTGGTGTTCAACGAAAGCACCCAGCACGAGCAGCTCGAACAACTCTGGCCGCTCTATGAGCAAGCCCAGCATTTCCTCAAAGTCCACCCGTCCGAGCGCTAATAGGATCAAGGGTCTAGCGCCCTAAACAGCCCCACGCGCCTGGACAGTACCCTATTGGCCATGCGCGAATCCACGTTTACAGCTAAAATCCACGAGCTACTTCCAAAGCACGTTCACGCTTGGAAGATCAGCGACCGCTTCCACGCCGGAGTACCAGACGCCTGGTACTCCGGACCCACTGGAGATGTCTGGATCGAATACAAGTTCTACCAGACGCTCCCCAACCGGTTCACGCCCAAGCTCTCGCCCGCCCAAAAGCGATGGCTCCGTGACCGTTATCACGAAGGACGCCGTGTTCTGGTCATCGTTGGTGACCAAAAGCACGCTGTCATCCTGGAAAACCTAGACTGGGAGCACCCTGTCACACCAACCCAGCGCCTGACCCATAAAGAGACGGCGGCTTGGATTGCCACTTCCCTAACCACTTCGGTTGAGTAATGACTACCGCGATTATCATCAAGCATGGCACTAGCTATGAGCGTACCGTATTGCGCGCAATAGCCACTGCCAAACAAATCAACACCGAATTGATTGGTACTGAGGATTCAGAGCCGATTGAAATTCACGCGCGCGACATTCTGATACGCGGCTTCAATCCCTGCGTCCTCTACCTGGAGAACAAATACCCTTACCCGAACCTCCTCTTCGGAGAACCTGAAAGCCAAGCGGCCATGCTGATGCTCCTGAACGAGCTCAAAGAGCCGGCTCAGGAAAAATTCACACCGCTAATAGACCTTATCGACCAAGCCAAGGACGCCAACCCATTCATGCTGGGAACTCAGCTCAGCCTCGTTGACATTGCCGCCTCCCCATATTGGAAGGTAATGCCAGCCAATTACAAACAGACGCTAACCAAAGCCTTACATCTGCGCCCATGAACCGACCGCTTCCTGGCCTGTGGTACGAAGCCGCCCGCAAACGCTGGCGTGTGCGGCTCTATAAGAATCGACACCTCTATCATCTCTCTTACCATGCGGACTATCACGAAGCGCTCAATACCTTGCACGATGCACGCAGAAAACGGCCCAAAGCCATCATGAACACCGCCCCGTTTGCCGACAAGCCACCCACAACGCGCAACCTCATCACCGGACTTCGACAATCCCTGAACAAGCGATGAGCAGCCTGTACCAACCACTTCAGATCAAGACGCTCGAAGTCTGTGGTCTTGCGCACGCGCTTCGCGCCATGCGCAACCCGATGATGAGTCACGAACGCGCTTCCCCAGACGCGGATCTGAAGCTCGCGGCTAAGCTCGTGCGCGCCGGAGATGAGCACGCCAAAGCCATCCGTGGCGTCATCGCTTACTTCGAGCTCCAGATGCAGATCGGCTGGATGGTCGAATGGGACACCTACCGCGTCGGCGTTGAAGTGCTGTCCACCAGCAGCACCATGCACACGGATCTGAAAGGGATGAAAGGCATTGAGCTGGCCGAAGCCAAGCAAGCCAATCTCCCCAACGTGGTCTACACGCAGACAGCGATGGCTTCGTACCAGGCGCTACGCCGGATCTACTTCCAGCGGAGACACCACCGCCACCCGGATTGGCAGTGCTTCTGCCGCTGGATCGAATCGCTACCCAACTTTCACTACCTGATTGTCCCGGAGACAAGCGAATGGCCGATCAACTCCTAACGATACCCGAGTGGATCAACCGCACCTACGCCGAGAATTCGCGCCCGGCGCTTCGCACTGTGCGCCAGTGGATTCGTAACGGGCTGCTCGCCGCCGAGCGCCACGGCCGCACCTACTACCTGAAGCCGGACACCTTGCCGAGGCAGCCGTACCGGATCTGATCCCTCAATGGGTATTCCACCGACATAACCACCAATGGGGAGGCTGACAACCTCCCCATTTCTTTGCCTACCTCCACAACTACGAGGCACTCATGACCGATGACACCGAGCAGAGTGCGCACCGCAGACGTGCCGCTCCCCGCTTCTGAGCAACAAGCGCTTTCGCTACATCAAAGAACCCGTGACCTTGCAATAACCTTCCCTCGCCCACCGCGCGCGGATAGCCATGCACTAACCGCTCCTCTGCTCTCCCGGAAAACCCATGCGCCCTCGCAACCCTGCCAACCGAGCCCTACCCGTCAATCTCTACAAGAACGGACGCTACTACCAGTACCGGCACCCGCAGACAGGGCGCTACCACGGCATGGGCACGGATCGCGCCGCCGCCATCCGCGCCGCGCACCAGCTCAACGCCCAGCTCATCGAGCCTATCTCGCTGACCGAGCGCGTGCTCGGCACCAAGCGCCAGGCGCCAAGCACTGAGCCAACGCTCCTGTTCTCCGACTGGCTCGACACCTACGCCACCCTGCTCGATGAGCGCGGTTTATCCTCACTCTCCCGCTACAACCGCCAACGGCAAGTTGAGCGCATCCGCGCCGCGCTCGGAGCCCTAGACCTGAGCACCATCACCACGCGCCGCATCGCCGAGTTTCTCGACGCCCAGACTCCGCGCCAAGCCAATGCCTACCGCTCTGTCCTCAATGACTGTTTCAACGAAGCCATCGCCAAAGGGCACATCACTACCAATCCAGTCACTGTGACCAAAAACAAGCGAGTGGCTACTCAGCGCCAACGCCTGACGCTGGAAGATTTCCAGCGCATCCATGCCGCCAGCCCGATTCACTTGCAGAACGCTCTTGACCTCGGGCTCATCACCTTGCAACGGCGCGAAGACCTGGTGTCCTTATCCTGGTCTGATCTCCGCGACGGTGTGCTCGAACTGCAACAGCATAAGACCGGCACCCGCCTGCGCATCACCGTCACCAAGCCCCTGGCCCGCGTACTCGACACCTGCCGCTCGAACCTCGACTCTCCGTGGATAATCCACTACCGTCGCGGCAGCCCACACACTCGTGCAGGTGACCCGATCGCAAAGCAGCAGCTCTCCTCTATGTTCCGAGCCGTGCGCGACTCTCTCGGGCTCTACGCGGAGCTCCCGATCCGGCAGCGACCCTCCTTCCACGAGATCCGGTCGCTCGGCGCTCGGCTCTACGAAGCGCGTGGCATGGACCCGCAAACGCTCCTCGGACACAAGAGCCGACAGATGACTGAGGTTTATCTGGACAGCCGCCGCGAGGAGTGGTTGGTGGCCTCTCCTGCGGTCGACATTTTGGAAAACTTTCGGGAAAGTTTTGACAAGCCTAGCTAA